AGAGGCAGCGCGCGGGGCTCATAACTCCGAGGACACAGGATCGAAACCTGTTGCCGGTATCCAATCATTCGCCAGCTTTACAGAAGCTGGTTGTCATAGCGCAAGCGACATTAAACTTGAGCATCTTGTCACCGGCATGGCGCAGAGGCAGCGCGCCGTTTCACTTTGTGGGCTCATAACTCCGAGGTCACTCGATTTCGCCAGCTTTACAGAAGCTGGTTGTCATAGCGCAAGCGACATTAAACTTGAGCATCTTATCACCGGCATGGCGCAGAGGCAGCGCGCGGGGCTCATAACCCCGAGGACACAGGATCGAAACCTGTTGCCGGTATCTTATCATTCGCCAGCTTTGCAGAAGCTGGTTGTCATAGCGCAAGCGACATTAAACTTGAGCATCTTATCACCGGCATGGCGCAGAGGCAGCGCGCGGGGCTCATAACCCCGAGGACACCTGATCGAAACGGGTTGCCGGTATCTTATCATTCGCCAGCTTTGCAGAAGCTGGTTGTCATAGCGCAAGCGACATTAAACTTGAGCATCTTATCACCGGCATGGCGCAGAGGTTAGCGCGCGGGGCTCATAACTCCGAGGTCACTCGATCGAAACGGGTTGCCGGTATCTTATCATTCGCCAGCTTTGCAGAAGCTGGTTGTCATAGCGCAAGCGACGCTAAACACAGCGCTATATAATGCCGGGGGAGCTCAGAGGAAGAGCGCCTAAAACACCGTCTCCTGCCCCCTTGACCTGTGCTTCACATGTCCGACTGGGAGATGGTTATCCGCTCATAACGGGGAGGACGTAGGATCGAAACCTACCTCCGGCATTCACTTTTTAGTTTCCATTGCATTTATTGCATTACATTTATCCAGATGTATTCATTTTTTTTGATCAAAGTAAATGAATATCGTGTTGCAGTTAGTTTAGGAAAATGTTCTTTGCGTTATACTGCAAAAACATGAATCTATGCAATACATAAAAGATGAGCGACACCACCAGCATTGACGATCTGCCCACTGCATCGGGGCAAAATGCCAACACACAGAATCAAAATGTGGTTATCCAGAAGGCAGAACCAGGGGCCATGTCGTACTCGCCGAATGTTCCGGATTTAGCACCGCCTTCACAGCAATCGCAACAATCGCAACAATCGCAAGGTCCACCGCTGAACCCCAACCAGCAACCCAATCAAAAGCTCATGAACGAATTGGTGAGCGGCGTACAACGTGCCAGCATGACGGGAATGACGGCGCTTCCATCCCGCGACATCCCGCGAGACACGAATGCAATGATGCATGATGCCCAAGTGCAACCCACTTACGTCCCGCAACCCCAGCGCCACGTGGACTACATTCAAGACCATGAAACCAGTTCCACGCTCGAGCGCGTCATGCAGCAAAACACGCGCGGTTCCAATCGCGTCGACACGTTGGAGACGTTTTACGAAGAAATCCAGTCGCCACTCATGCTGGCCATTCTCTATTTTGCGTTTCAATTGCCCGCCGTCAAGCGATACATGTTCCGGTACCTCCCGTCAGCCCTGTTCAATGCAGACGGGAATGCCAACCTGACCGGGCTGATTGCCACGAGCGCCATGTTCGGCCTCTCATTTTACACTTTGCAAAAGAGCATGAATCAGCTGATGGAGTCTTATTAAACATTGTGTTTCGTATAATTTAATGTATTATCTTCTATCATTTGTTATAGTTGTTAAATAACGTAAACGTAAACAAATGATACAGCACCTTTTAGCAAAACTTCAAATGCACAAAATCCAAGTGCAAGAAGAAACACGACAAGAAGAAACAGGACAAGACGCGCCACAGCCACAGCCACAGCCACATCCCGAAAAAAAAGAATCCAATCCACCCGAGTTGAAACCACCATCGCATTTAGACACGCCATTCAAGCTGCCAATGGAGTATTTGCCCAATGAATTGTTGCACCCGATTGACAAGAGCGTGCTGTCCGATTTGGAGCTCATTGAATGCACCAAACCGGCAAACAATCATCCAGATGCTGACGCTGACGACGTGGAAGAATCCAAACCCATGTACGCCCACATCTTTCAACCGCAGTCGGTGTTTGCAAAGCGCTACCTCGGCATGTGGGCCAAGCAAATGACATCCAGCGTGCCGCATTTGCAAGACACGCAGCGGTTCATCGCCGCCATTTCAAAAACGCAGGAACATGCTGCTCTAGATTGTGATAAGGTCGAAGCCATTTGGACGCGCATTAAAACGGACGCGTCCTTCCGCGACAAGTTCAACTACATCGACTACGCCCCGCTCGACATGCTGAACCGTTCGCCCACGTTTTTGCAGTGCTACAGCATGTACAACCTTTTTTCCCCCGTTCTCTCTTTTTTGATGCCGGTCATCATGCTCATCGTGCCGTTCTTCCTCCTGAAGCTGCAGGGCGTCCCCATCACGCTGCCCACGTATTTCGGCATCATAAAAATGATGCTTTCACAGCATGCAGTTGGCAAACTCATATTTGACATGAGCTCCGTCAGTTGGGACAAGCGCATCTACATCCTGGTGTCGGTGGTCTTCTACTTTGTGCAAATGTATCAAAACGTGGTTTCGTGCCACCGGTTTTACCGCAACATGTTCCTAGTGCACGATGACTTGGCCGCCATTCGCGCTTACGCCTGTGAAACCATTCACAAAATGCGCGCATTTGCCCATTGCGCACAAGGAAACGCCACATATGCACGGTTCGTGTCGGATTTGAATTCCAACCGCGAACAGCTGGAGCGCATGGTTGTCGCATTGGATCGAATCGACCCCCCCACGCTGACCGCAAAGAAGTGCTTGCAAATCGGCTACATCATGCAGCAGTATTATGCGGTGTTTTCGGATGCGACCATTTCGGCGTGCATGCAATACAGTTTTGGGTTCAATGCGTTTGCCGAGCACATGACGCACTTCGGCACGTTGCTTCAGGACAAGAAAGTTGCAGCATGCGAGTTTACTGTGGATGACAAGGACAACAAGGACAACAAGGACAACAAGGAAGACAATGACAGTAAAAAGAAATCCAAATCCAAATCCAAGTCTAAACACACCAAGTCGAACCATAGTGAAATCGTCAACGGATACTATATTGCAACTGTGGTTGGCGAAAATGAGACCCCCGTGAAAAACACGGTGTCGCTGAACAAACGGCTGGTCATCACGGGTCCGAACGCGTCCGGCAAAACCACCATTCTCAAGATGACCATGCTGAACATCCTGTTTTCACAACAACTCGGCTACGGGTTCTACGAAACCGGCACGCGCATTCACCCGTATCATCAACTGCACAGCTACTTGAACATCCCAGACACGTCCGGCCGCGACAGCTTGTTCCAGGCGGAGTCCCGGCGCTGCAAAGAGATTCTCGACAAATTGACTGGGACTGGGGGGCAACAAGTGCCCCCGCCCCCTACACAATGGGGGTGCGGGGGGCAAAGCCCCCCGGTCAGGCACTTCTGCATTTTTGATGAACTGTATTCGGGAACCAATCCATATGAAGCGATTGCCAGCGCATACGGCTACATTATGCACCTGACAAAACAAGACAACGTGGACTTCATGCTGACCACGCACTACATCCAACTTTGCAAACTGTTTGAACAACAAAATACATCTTCAGAATCAGACAAACGAGAGAAAATCGATAAAAAATCGACCGAATCAAACACAAATACAAACAATGAAAACAATGAAAACAATGCAAACAATGCAAACAATGCAAACAATGCAAACAATGCAAACAATGCAAACAATAAAATCAGGAACTTACACATGGAAGTGGCTGATCGCGGCAATTACGATTTTAAATACTTATACACACTGCATCCCGGCATTTCGTCCATCAAAGGAGGAATCAAAGTGCTGTATGACCTGCAGTATCCCACATCGATTGTTGAAACCACGCGTTGCATTTTAAGCACTTTTTAATGATGCCGGCGTCTGTGAGTCTTCTTCGCATGGCTGCGCCTTTTCGCATGGCTGCGCCTTTTCGCATGGCTGCGCCTTTTCGCATGGCTGCGCCTTTTCGCATGGCTGCGCCTTTTCGCATGGCTGCGCCTTTTCTTATTGCGTTTTCCACCAAGGGCACTCGCTCCCAATGGGTCATCACCCGTTGTCCATCGTCCCAAAATTATTGATTCATCTCTGGGGTATCCCACAACGTCGTATGATTTAATCCTCCACACATCAACATCTTTGCCCAAAACATTATCCACAAAATTGTTATAAGCTTTTTGCGTGATTTGAATACTGAATGTATATACATCTCTCCCTGCAAAGCCAGCTAGTTGGTGAAACATTGGTGCAATGGCACGAATGTCGTTTGATTTCCCCGAAATGTCAAAACGATATGAACGTGGATGATGCGTGAACCAGGTTGGTACCTGTTCGTATGTATTTGTATTTTGATCATACTTTACATCTGACTCATATTTGTCACCCATCTTAACTTCAAACGTTGCATTATGTCCTGATTTAGTGGTGAAATATCCATTCAAAATAGCCATTTTTGTGCTTAATATAATTAAATATTTTAATTTTATTACAATCATCCTTGCGTTCGTTCAACCACATTTTATTTATTATTTGATTGTAAGACATATTAAATAATAGTTCAATTACTAATACATATTTTAATATGAATGGTTCATCATTTTCAATTGCAACCACGGCATTTGTTAGTTTAGCAATATGCGCAATCATTTCATACGGGGTGTTTTACTACTTTAAGCAGCGTCTCTCTTTGATTGAGCAGTCGCAGATGGAGCAAGCGCGCATCATGCAGGCGATCATTTCGCGCGGATTATTACAGCAACCGCAAAATTCAGCGCAGCAACCACAACAGCAACAAGCAACGCAACAACTGAATGCAGAACAACAAGCGACCCAGCAATGCCACAGAGAGATCACGATTACGCAGAACAGCCTCATTGAAGTCAGTTCGGACGAGGAGTCATCATCCGATTCGGAATCCGAGTCGTCTGATTCCGAGTCTGAGTCTGGGTCTGGGTCTGGGTCTGATACCGAGTCAGACAAGTGGTCGATTGGAGACGAGATTCATCAATCCGATGCATATCACAAAGAATTCAACGAGATGTCGGAGAGAATGAGAGCATTGTCGTCGTCCGAAAAAAAGCAGATACACATTGACAGCATCGAAAGCCTCGAAAACATTGATGACATTGGGATTGAAAACATTGAAACGAATGCAGCATACAATGCAGCAAACAATGAAGACGACACGAACACAAAAAAAATAATTTCTCTCAACTCAACTGCACTGGTTGCCGAATCCGATGATGACGAAGACGATGACTCATCTTCCTCTGACTCGGATGAAAAACCACAACAATTTGAAGTGAAAATTGGATACAAATCCGCAGCATCATCCAACAAGGACGCATTGAAGGCAGCCGTGCATCTGAACTATGGCAACATGTCGGTTACGGCGCTGCGCCAACTGGCCAAAGAGCGCGGCTTGGGCGGCGATGACACAGACCTGCAAAAACTGAAGAAGAAGGACCTTGTGCAGCTCCTGCAATAAAATATGAAATTGCTTTCGAACTGGAACATATTTAAAAGAATGAATGCACACAATTGCATACCATTCATTCTTTTTTCTCTCGACCTTCATGCGGCACATTCTTGAATACGTGTGGATAGACGCAGACGGTGGATTGCGCAGCAAAAACCGGGTGGTTTATGATGAAAACATGGATTATTTGGTTTCTCATCCGGAACGGTGGGAATGGTCGTTTGACGGGTCATCCACCGGACAAGCCACCGGAACGGACAGCGACGTCATCATTCGCCCCGTTGCCGTTTATCCCAACCCGTTTTATAAGAGTCCACCATATGGAGAACGCGGAACCTTTGTGTCCCATTTGGTCATGTGCGATTGTTATGACAAGGATGGCACCCCGCACAGCACGAATGCACGCGTTCGATGCGCGCAAACCGACGCCGCGTGTGCGCGCGAAGAACCGCGGTTTGGCATTGAACAGGAGTACGTCATATTTGATCGATTGAAACCGCACCAATTCAGTCAACCTCACCCGTATCAATGGTTGCACAGAGATCCTGGGTGCGGGGAGCAAGGGCCGTATTACTGCAGTGTGGGTGGCGACCGATGTTTCGGCCGAAAAATAGTGGACCAGCACTTGAAGGCGTGCTTGTATGCCGGCATTCAAATATGCGGCACAAACGCGGAGGTCATGGCATCGCAGTGGGAGTTTCAAATTGGACCGCTGCCGGCATTGCAAGTGTCGGACCAGTTGTGGATGGCGCGCTACATTTTGATGCGGATCACCGAAGAGCACGGGTGCAGCGTGTCCTTTCATCCCAAACCGAAAAGCGATTGGAATGGCTCCGGCGGACACACCAACTTCAGCACGGCGGCGATGCGTGCCAAATCCGGCAATGCCATGGATGCCATCAAGGCAGCCTGCATAAAACTGCAAGCCGCGCATGCGGAACACATGCCACTGTATGGCAAGGACAATGAAGCCCGCCTGACAGGAACACACGAAACCAGTTCAATTCATGAATGCACATGGGGCACAAGCGACAGAGGACGCAGCATTCGCATTCCGCGACATGTTGCAAATCAAGGGCACGGCTATTTAGAAGACCGGCGCCCCGCGGCCAATTTAGACCCGTATCTCGTGACCGAACGCATCATGCGCACGTGCTGTTTCATCGAACAGTAATCGGGAGAGGAACGGCAACAATTGAACAAAAAATAATATAATTATTATACAAGCATTATATTATACCAATCAATTTAAATCAAATCAATTCAAATGAGCTGGGCCACATGCTATGCCGGATCCAACAACATCCATTTCAATTTCCCCCCCATTATGGCGGATGGACGCAACTATGCCGATTGGCAACCCGGCGCAGTCATCAACGAGCGCATTAAGGAACAGGCCGGCATAACATCCAATTCGCAGTACCGTCAGTATCTCACTCACAATGCCACGCAAATCATGCAGGCGAATCAGGTGGAAGCGTGCAACCAGTGCGGCAGCTGCGTGTTTAATACGAGCAACCCTCTGCAACCGCAACCGAATGTTCCTTTCGTTTTTAGTGGCGTGCTTGATAGAAGCCAGCCCTTTGGCTATGAAAACAGCGACCTGAAGAACTATTATTTGACGCGCCAACAACTGCAGGCGCGCATGATTGCACCCGTCATTACCCAAAACGAGCTGCTGATGCGCGGCTATCCTACACCCAATTAAATCGATTATTTTTTATTGCGTCGTCCGTATTTGCAATACTGACGTTGCGAGAATCCGCGAGGCGCTCTACAGTTAATGCTCCGTTTGTATTTCATGGTCCACTTGCCGCCATTTCTCCTTCTGCGCAATAACCTTTTTCGTCCTCCATAATTGGACCGCGTAAGTGGACCATCATCATCATCAACGACCTTGGCAAACACATGTTGTGTTTGAGATTTTTGAGCTGCAATCATCTTGTCTGCGGTTGAAATCAAATTTCTCAAAGTATCCTCTACATTTTCCCATGTTGCATGCTGATGTTCATTTGCTGCCATTTTCATAATTGTTGGACGTATGAATTGATATTTATCATCTTTTAATGATTCATTCAATGAAAATGATAAAAAAGATGATGGCGTTGGTTTCGGTTTCGTTGTCATTGTGTGAATTATGAAATGCCCTATGAAATGCCCTTATATTTTATTTTCATTTCATTTTCAACATAAACCCACATAAACACATACGCACAAATAAAGGAAACCTAACTGCAAAAGTCATAAAAATAATTGCATGAGAGTTCTGAGCATTGATGTGGGCATGAAAAATTTGGCGTACTGCTTGTTTGAACGTGGCGAAAATGATAATGAAGCTAAAACGCCCGAATCCATGATGCAATTAGTAAACATTCTGGCCTGGGACACGGTGAATTTGTGCGATGCGGTCGATGCAGTAAAACCGATTGCCCCCACGTGTTCAAGCGCTGGATGCAAGTTTACTGCCAAATTCATGCACACTTCGACTTACTACTGCACCCGGCATGCGAATTCTTCGGGATACAAGATGCCGTTGCAGCCATCCATTGCGTCGCCGCGGATTTTGAAAAAAATGACGCTGGACGAGTTGAAGGCATTTTCTTGCGAATATCTCTCGACTTCCATTCCTGAAAAATCCAACAAGAGCAAATTGAAGTTGTTGCAACATGTTGCGATTGCCCTGGCGGCCGAGTATCTGGTCGCCGTGACGACGAAACCCAAGGTCATCTCTGCGGCGTCGTTGGATTTAATAACCATCGGGCGCAACATGCACCAACGGTTTGATGCCTTGCCGCATTTGGCATCGGGGCTCGATGTCGTCATCATTGAGAACCAGTTGAGCACGTTGGCGACTCGCATGAAAACGCTGCAGGGCATGATTACCCAGTATTTCATCATGCGCGGGGTTCCGGACATTCAATATGTGTCGGCCACAAATAAACTGAAGCTGTTTTCTGATGCTGTCACAGGAACAGGTGCAACAGACGACAAGGCCGATTACGCAGACCGCAAAAAACGCAGCATTGAAATCACGCGCACATTGATTCCAGCACACGCGCACGCAACATTGAAGTTTGAAAACCACAAAAAGAAGGATGATTTGGCCGATTGCTTCTTACAAGGGATTTGGTGGTTGTGCACGCGAGAGAAATTGTGAATATTGTGGCCTACATGATATAAATGGTAAATTTAAATTTAAATTATTAAAATAATTGAATTTATATTGCGTATGATTTAAACTTAAAAGATATAAATCAAACATAAGAATAGACAATACCAATACAGCACCTGTAAGGGAATGGAAGAGGTCATCGACATTTCAAATTTGCCCAGCGATTCACGCTTTGGAGGAAGCAAGTCGTCCAACTTTGGCGGCGGGCTTGAATTTCTCATGAATGATAAAGTGAAAAACGGCACCGGTGGCAACAAGGGCGGCAACGGCGACATTGACATCGGCGACCTGAATGCGTTGGAAGCCGAGCTGAACGAGCTGAGCGATGTTGCGGCGCCAAGCGGCTCTTCTTCGAGCAAGTCATTGTTTTTTGGAAACTCTGCAAGCGGTGGCGGCTCCGGATCCGGGTCTGTTTCATTCCGGGACGACCCGATTGAACTGGGTGGTGGCGGCAGCAGTGGATTCAATTTAGGCAGTTCAACCGCATCCGCGGACGACGACAAAAAAACGTGGGACGGGTTCGGCAAATTCAACAACGTGCCGATGAACCCGGACGCGCCGGTGGATGCCAACCCCCAGATGACCAAGGAAGAGCTGCTGCGCGAGAAGTTCAAGTACCTGCGCAAGCTGGAGGATTTGGAGCAGAAGGGCATCACGCTGACGAAGAAGTACTCCATGGAGTCGTCGCTGGCGGAAATGAAGGGCGAATACGAGACGCACTTGGAGGAGCGCGAGCGGCGCAACAGCGTGAAGTTCCAGGGCAAAATGCTGATGTCGGTCATCACAGGCATTGAGTATTTGAACAACAAGTTCGACCCGTTTGACCTGAAGCTGGACGGCTGGAGCGAACAAGTGAACGAGAACATTGACGACTACGACGACATTTTCTCGGAGCTGCACGACAAGTACAAGACGAAGGCCAAGATGGCGCCGGAGCTCAAGCTGCTGTTTCAGCTGGGTGGCAGCGCAATCATGCTGCACATGACCAACACCATGTTCAAATCGGCCATGCCCGGCATGGACGACATCATGCGTCAAAACCCGGAACTCATGCAGCAGTTCACCGCAGCGGCCGTGAATTCCATGTCGCAGAACCGTCCCGGGTTCGGCAACTTTATGGGCGACTTGATGGGTCCAGGACCCCAGGGTCAACAAGCCCCTCCGCCAACTCAATCGGTGCCTTCGCGCCAGACACAACCCTACATTCCCAATCAAAGACCGCCACCTCCACCGGTTCCCACCAGCGTGCGCGACCCCAATTCGGATGCGGGCACACCGTTCCGCGCTGGAAACAACACGGCGCCCCCACCTTCCATGCCGTCCAATCGGCCGGACTTGAATGCCGCGCGCAACACGTCTGCATCTTCTGCTCCTCAGGTGTCCGTTTCCAAGCGCCCCGACATGCGCGGCCCCACCGACATTTCCAACATTCTGTCCGGACTGAAAACAAAAACCATCCAAGTGCAGCAACAGCAACAGCAACAGCAACAGCAACAGCAACAGCAACCACAACCACAAGTTGAGGATAAGACCAGCACCATCAGCATTTCAGACCTGAAGGAATTACAGAACGACAACCTGCCTCACAAGAGTAAACGCCGCCAAAAGTCGGACAAAAACACCGTCAGCTTGGCGCTGGATATTTAGCACAATTTGCCTACAGCAATTCGTAAGAGCCACTGCATTTTTATAACACAAACAATATAAATATATTCAAAAATACATATTTATATTTTAGCGCGGATTTGCAATGTCTTCAGAAAAATTCGCAATGACCTGCGACAAGGACTCCGTGTATTTAAGCAGGGACAAACCAAACTACATGTATTTGATTGAATTTCGGGCACGCAACGAAAAAATTCGCATTGATGCATTATTAACATTCGACATTTACAAGATGATGTATGAATTGAACAAGGACTTGTTTGATTCGTATCACATTGCATACCCTGACCCGGCGGACCCATCGCGCGCAGAAATTCTTTTCATTTTCAAGAGCATCATGGGACTGGGCGAGAGATACACGCATGTTTTCACCGACATGCCACATGTGCTAAAAACGCAAACTCAGAATCAAACTCAGACCCAAGTCATTGAAATCGCCAGCATGAACGTGCCTAAGGATTCGCCCTCTTTGCTGCGGCATTTGATTCCTAGACGTGCAGAACAAATTGACTCGGACAATTCCAACATCATAATTCACGTGCAGCCGGATGGACACACCATTCAATTCCATTACAAGTTCAAACTGCAGCTGTCCAAACCGGATGACGTGATTTCCATTCCGCCATTTGTCGACAAGGCAGTCAGCACAATGATGAAAACCATATTTGTGCGCATGAAACAATTCATTGAATGCCTTGGATGAGTTTTCACTTGCGTTTCGGGTTCAAAAACACCAAATACAACAGCCCGAATCCAATGATGGAACCAATGACCATGTGTTGCGTGGTGGAAGAGTGGGTGCTCTTTTCAGTGCATGCGTTCAACTTGCACGTCATTTGCTTTTCGGTTTATATGAACTTTTACGGGTTATATAAATCATAAATATTAAATTTTATCCAAATCAAATGGCTTCTTCTTTTGAAAACTTCTGAAATTCCACCTTTAATTTTTCGCCATTCACGTATTCGTCTTTACTTAAGAGATTTGATAAATTGGCGGCTCTTAATCTTGAATGATACACCGGAATGTTTATTATTGTTGGAAACATTGCATTTCTTGTGGGGGGGGCCGTAACCATCCACGTTTGTTTTTTTTGATTGCGAACACGGTTTACAAAATCTTCACCGCTGTTCTTTATTCTGGTAATAAATTCAGGTTCATCGGGTCGTGTTTCCATGAACGTTTTGATCAATATTTTATCACCCGGCTTCAATGTCAATACATCATTGCTGATGTCTTGCAGGGATCCCTTGACAGACACCATTGGGTTCATGTAAAGCATTGTGCTGTCGGTTTGCACGGCTGCATTCCAACCAATTCGCGCCGCATTGCCCGGTTGAATTGGTTGTGTTTCATAACCAATGGTTAAATTGTACAACCACGCTCGAAATTCTCTCATCTTGTTCACGTCAATTTCAGTGCCAGCAACCCCATGCATTTCAACCGTGTTGAATAGTTCCGCAATTTTGGCCAAAGCACGAATGGAATTGTATGGACCATTTTGGGTTGGCAAATTTTGCGGAACAAATTCCGGCGTGTTATAAAACTTCGCATTTTCCGTCAATGCAGTGTCCGACACTTCCTCATTGATTGCCTTCAACTTTTCGGCATTCGTGGTTCTAAGGAGAGGATTTGTAGCAGCATTCGTGCAATTGATCAGCATGGTTGCTGTGTGAATCGGCGGGGCAGGAGGTATATCGTCTCCATCAAAGTAAGCGGTGTAATCATATTCCACATCCACGGAGTTCAATCCAATGCGCTTGAAAATGTTTGCAATCGTGAAATTTTGCTCTTTTGCTTTTAAATTTTTCATCATTTGTTCCCACACGATTTTCACATTGGAATCAAACATGGTTTCATCCGATGCGCACGACAGGCTTGCCTGATCCAAAAACGTCATGTCCGACAACTTGCCTTCAAACAATGTCAGTGTCAGTTGAACGACAAACAGTGGAAACTCGATGCACTTCTTTGCGGATGATGAGCGCAGTCCCCGTAGTTCGGCAAAATCAATGGCGGTTTGACGACCGCCGCCACTCTTGAATGAAGCCAATTTTGTGTCGTTGCGCATTTTGCAGTAGAGGCGTTCTTCCGGCCATGCATAATTGTTCAACACCATTTCCTTGCCATCCATCTTCAGCGGCGCATTTTTTTGAAACAAATTTTCAAATATGGTCTTCACGTTTTTTGTCAATAACCCAACCGACGGTTGTTTTGAAACCACGAGAATGCCGGAATTGACGGCAGTTTCATTTGCATTCGATTGACTCACGCCAGACGATTGTTGAATTTTGGCGTCTACGAATTTTTTCAACCGATCCAATAATGGGTATGTGCCGGTTATTTCACGCGACGCAATGTCATCAAAATCAATGTATTGCCATTTGTTGATGTCCAACAACTGTTTGCATATGAATGGATTGTGCAGCACGCTTGAATTCGGCATGAATGCGCCTTCGCATGCACCCGTCGTAAATTTGGCATCCATTGACCATGTCATGTTTGCGGTCAGTTCGGCAAGCGCAGTTTTTATCAGAGTGATGTCAGCATCGCTTATCTGAATGTTGTCCGGCTTGATTTTTGACAGCATTGTCAGGATTTTCTTGGCCTGCACATGAGCATACACCGTGTTTTCAAATGTCGCTGCAGTTTGGGTCGCATCCGTCGTGTATGGCCCGCAGTTGTCGGTTGCATTGCGCTGAACACGTATGGGAATAAACTGGTCCTGTGTTGGCAAAAATGGTGTCAATAAATTCTTCAACATCAGCACATGTTCATCGAACGAACTCATGTATGCATTTCGCGGGAGTGCATTATCCATCTCATCATTATGTCCTTTCCACCAACTAACATTTACGTTCGTCGGGTTGTTATGAGTAGTGCTTGCATTAACCACGTCGGCATCTCTATTATACTTTGTGTACGTATCTCTTATTTTCTCTTGTTCAGAAACAAGTTGTTTTGGTCTGGTTGCATCCTCGTTCCAATCTACCAAATTTATACCAATCTGCAACATTTTATACAAGATGTCCCTGTTATCATGCAATTCATCAATGTGTGTCTTTGCATTTGTGAGAGATTCCAACAATTTTTGAGGCCCCGCCGTAGTATGCCCGAGAATTGCATCATTTACAACGTCTTCAATATTTTCCGGCCATTCGCCGCAATTTCCAATGAAGGAGCGCGGAGTGCTGCAGTAATTCACAAAATACAACAGGTCTTTCTCTTGCAACTGCAACTTGCCAATCGGAAATTTGAGCGTGAAGAAATCCTCGACCGGCAGAATCTTCAGTTTCAAATTGGCATCAACCGTGGTCGCCTGACTCGTGGATGACCCCATTCGCAATAACACAGCTTCGCGCTGACCGGTGTATTCATTGTACCGTTGTCGGACATCCTGTTGGGTTGCTTCATTGTAATACACAATGACGTTGACGTTGTTCGCTTCATAAAACATGCTGTAGTCTCTTACTGCATAAAAAAATGAATCGCCTATAAACCTTTTATCCTCATCGCTGACCATTTTCAAGTTTCTCTCGTCGCTGCCGTATCCAATTGCCATGATTTTAACACAAATTCGCTTGGTTTCGGCAGAGGAGGCAGAGGGCGACGAACCAATGCCCGCATTTTTTGCATTCAGTATGACCGTTTTAAAAATCAGTTGCATCATTTTATACAAATAGTCCATGTATGCGCCGCGGTTCAGTGTTCTTTTTCCATTGGAGTCAACTGTCATGAACGCACGATACGACGGACTGATCACAGAGCTCAAGTCCGGAATCCAGGTGTGAATCATGAACGAATTGGTCGGTCCGCGCATGGGTGGAGTGATGAACATGAGAGGTGGAGGATGTGCCGTGGGCAAATTTGGTTCGGTGTAATCCTGAACGGTTCCCGTTTCGACGGGACGCAATAATTGCACAAATCGATTGGTCAGTTGTTGACTTGCATCACTTCGATTTGGAGATGTAATTGTCAATTCGTATCGGTAATACCCCGGGGTCGTCCAATCGTATTTTGAAACAACCTCCTGTGCGGTAAGAACGGTGTTTGCAGCATCAGTCTGCGTGTGCCAAGTTGCAAATTCGGGAATGTCAATGTCATTTATTGCTGCCGTCATTTTCTGTGCCTTGTCAACATTGTCCCGCACACTGGCTTTTTCATCTCTTGCTTGTTCGGGCGACACATACAATTCTTTCCATGTTTGCGTATATGCTCTATCTGTGTAATAGCCTCTGGTTGGTTCAATGTTTCTGGGAATCGGAATGGTTGGATTGTCAAACCGCATTTTGGGGTAATTTGAGGGCGTTGGATTGCGGTTGATGTAGTGCGCATTTTCGGTCAATGGGTCCACTCTCCGAATCCACTGACTTTGCTCTTTGGTGGCCGCGGACACATTTTCATCAGGCAATTCCTCTCCGAGAATGTGCTTTATCAAGCTGGGGTCTTGACGGAAAATCCACTCGTAATCAAAATACAACGGCCCGTGTATGACATACAGCATTTCATCACTTATTTTATTGAATTCTTCCTGCTCTTTCTGTTGAAACGATTTAGCGGCGTCATCCTTTGCTGCATAAAAGGTTTTCAAGTAGTCTGCATGTTTGGGATAAACGGTGCCTCTTTGATAAGCGGGCGCCTGGTCGCTGTATTTCATTGCAGACAACAATGTGCCATTGTCATACATGTATGATGCAAAATTGGATTGTTGGTTTATCACCTGACTCATTGCATTGATTGCGTCTTGTCGCAGGGTTGTTGAATTTTGTTGAGCAATTGCAGCTTGATGCACTGCCGCATCAATTACCGATTTTGCAACACCCCATGCCGCACAACTCAATGGTGTTAATTGATTTAGTGAAACTTTGCCAGGAATACCCAACCTGGTCACAGCATCTAAAACATCGGCCCTGAAATTATCATTTGTTAAAGCTCCACTGGTCAATGATATCCGTGCATTCACGGGATCATCCCATGCACCAGCAGCATCATCCACCTGGTTCACGACATAAATTTGCGTCGCAACTGCCACTGCACAAATAATATGGCATGCATTTATTTCTTTGCACTCATCCACTGCGGCAGAAAGCAAATTAGAGAAGGAATCATCACCCGTGGTCAGCATGCGCGTGTAGACAACATTGTCCATTTTTTCAAGTTCTTCGCTTGACACATTGAGAGAAGGCGTCAAATAACAAGGATATTTATAGTAGAGTCTTTTTAACAGCGTATCATAGTTCATGCTGTATTCAGTTGTGGATTTGAATGTGCACAAATAGGTTTTATCCCGTATTGCTTTCAATTTATCTGACCGCAATTCGGACCGGTTTGATAATCCCTTGTTTGTCATGACACCAATCAAAAAATCGGACATGACTTCAATGTTGCGAGATGGAGCCGCATAATAATTCGTCCTCATACCCAAGATAGTTTTATAGCGAACTGGGGTTGCACCACTGGCTGCTGAAATGTTTGAATTCAACAAGGGAAGATACTTTGGAATGCGTCCAACGGATGTCGGATCACGTCGAAATGACGGAGGGTAGTGCATCATGACGAGCGCCTGAAAATAGTTAGAAAAATATGTAAGAATTTTTGAATGAATGACATCGTCCAATCGCCCACCCACAAAAAACACAGATTCGAATGGTAGATATCCCAATGAGGGGGCCGTTGGGGTCGAATACACAATTGCATACAATTCTTCCAAACTAATTTTGTGTGTATGATTGATAAAATCAATAACATCTGTGGTTCCATTCGTCAACGGACCCACCTCTTTTTTAGCAGCATCATATGACGCTTCAATCAACGCAATTTGGCGCTTGTGCGCATTCAATTTTGAAAAATTCACAAAGGATTCAAACATATTCCAGGCCATGAATATATTGGCCGCCGCATTGTTGTTTTCGGTCTTTCTTTCAAAAAATTGTTTGATCTTGGAATCATAAAAGGCAGCCATCGTTTCCTTTTTCACTTCAAAAGACGTTGGAACATACACGACGTAGTCGCAAGATGACTCCGTCTGTGTTCGCCTTTGCGCAGCATCCAAACTGTTGAATGACTTGGCCAACACCATATTTTGAGAGAACACGTCGATTGTGGCAGCATTCGCCGGTTGATTTGAATTGTTTCTGGGTCCATTCGGACCCTTCGGTCCCTCCATGACGTTTTTTTTCTTTCCCGTCCGAATTGAATTGAACGTTATTAGCAACGGGTCATACGTTTCTTTTTTCAAATTGGCAGCAAAACGCGAAGACTGTATGCTGTCGCTGGCATCACTTCCGAACAAATTTAAATTTAAACCGTCCATGTTATAGCGAGACAATGGAATGGAATGGAATATTAAAGTATATTTATATTTTAATATTGCAAATTCAAACTGCATTGAATTTCGTCATCCCTTTGCAGACCGGAATGCGGTTAAATAATTGTTGTGTTTCATAGCATCTCTCTGTTTTTTGGCGCGTTCGAGCACGTCCATTGCGTCGCTGATTTCCTTGTCGGTTACCACGTTGCCGGGGCCATGACCCGACTTGGACATTCCGCCGATTGCTGCGGCGGTTTGAGTAACCGTCGACGATGACGTGCTACTAGAAACGCCAGTGCTCGTGGCAACCGAGTTGGACATTGCGCGATATTTATCGGGCATGATGCAATACTTGCTGTTTGCGTTCAGTCCGTAATCTGCTAAAACAATGAACACGGCAGTTAATACAAGAGAAAGTATCAAATCACGCGTGCCCATCCATGCCACTGAAAACACCAGCACTTCCTTCGTCAGGGCCGTTTTCAAAAAATTTTCAGTGGACGGGTCCAACTTGAGTTCAATGTACCGCGCTCCAATGTTGAGTGTCAGCATGATAATGCCCGCAAAAAACAAGCTGTTGTTCAAACGGTACACCGCATAGTTGAACCAACCCGCGATGAAATCCAACATGAATTGCAGTGATAAGTGGTGTTATGTATTATTAACATACCATTACAAAATAAAAAATGCTAAAACAATTGACGTTTCAACCGGTTCACACTTGATTTCAAATTGTTTAACCCATTCGTTACCAAGCGGCGACCCGTGCGAATGTGGGGGCGCAGCATTGGCGTGAAGCCTTCCGTGTCGGCATTGTCGTCATTGTCATTGGTGCTGGGCGACACAGATGTGGCTGTGGCTGGCATCGCCTTCATTGTCCATCCGCATTTCGGATCGCACATGTTGTGGATTGTTTCATACTCAGTCGCTCCATTTGATAATGGCAAAGGAGTGCATTTATTAAAAGATGTTGGGTCGATTGACCCGAATGCAGTCAATTGGTCGTTGGTTATAATGGGGTTGCCACTTGCATCCATTTTAGTAAAAAATGCAGGGCTCAGCATGTAGTTCATTATCATCTTCCCTGATTTCGTGGGGTCATCCGGTATTCCTTTCACACAATACTTTTTCCTAAACTCAGCCGGGGTTGTGAAAGAAATGGAAGGTGCCGTGGGTGTTGTTATTGCACTTAAAGACTCAAACGGATTTGTCATGCCTTCTTTTGTCGGGGGCGTCTGATTCAACACGGCAATGATTGCAATTAATGCGATGAGTCCTGCAATTCGATGATACATTGTCATTGCAATCACGCCAGCGACCATTATGATTTTCCCCCACACGTCGTCTTTCAAAAAGAAAATGGGGGAAGCCCAAATTATGCACGCAATGACAAATGCAACCGCAACAGCTCGAAATTCAGGATCAAATTTCATGAACTTGTTGGCAAATTCTTTCAATGTTTGAATGAGATTGTTTAGGAACATGTGAGAGATGACATAATATACAACGTTATAATTTTTAAATCAGCACACTAAAACCCCAAAACAATGCACGCCTTCATTGCAATTGCAATTGCAATAAGATAAACAAAAACAAAATATTATCTACCTTTTTATTAGGAGATGTCTGGATATTTGCAATATTCAAATTATGGCGACGACGATGAACCGCAAGTAAAAAAAAAGGTTGTGTCAACACCAACGCCAACCATGCAATCGGATAAGAATCAACCAAAACGAATATTAAGAACAAACCAACGGACGCTTCGGTCAAAACCGCCGGGCCAAACGCAAGGCCAAGGCCAAACGCAGGGCCAAGGCCAAGGGCAGCAACAACCAAAACAGCAACACAAATATGTGCAAGAACTCATTCAGAAAATTCACAGCTACGAAAACGATGGCGAGGTTAGCGACTCCGACGGGGATGACAGCAACAATTATGTCCCCATGGCATCCGGTTCAAATGCTAATCCCACCACAAGCATTCAGCAACAGTTTCAAACCGATTCGGTTCCAAATCGACACCGGTTTGCGGGAGCAAATCCGGATGATTTGAGTCCCAAATGGAATCCGGCGCCCGCCAGGGAACCGTTTTCGATTCAAGAAGCCAAGGCTTTAGCAAGTCAATACTTGCCGTCCGTGTTCCAAGCATCCAGTGTCGGCGATAACAGCGAGAACAAGGACGCGATGATGCAGAAGCTGGACCGCATTATTTCTCTGTTGGAAGACCAGCATGATGAAAAAACGGGGCACGTCACCGAAGAACTAGTGTTATACTGTTTTTTAGGCGTATTCATCATTTTCATCGTGGATTCATTCGCACGCGCGGGAAAATACGTGCGTTAATTAGGGACGTGCCGTCCCTAAAACCCTGGCACTACTTGGGGCACTACTTGGGGCACTACTTGGGTCATTATTAATATATTGCATTAATGTATTAATAATCATTAATAAATTCTCTCAAACACTAATGAAGCATCATCACCTGGCAGTCCTCATCCTTGCGGCGGCACTCATTGGATGCGCGTTTTATGCCCAAGGAACCCGAATGATGGAACCATTTAAGGGAAATGGCAAGGGCAAGGGCAAGTTGATGTTTAACGGGTCTTATCCCAGCGCCCCCGTGGTGTGTTTGGCCGGCAACAAGCACATTCCGTGCACTGCGTTTAGCGCAGCATAGAATTTAGCGCAGCATAGAATTTAGCGCAGCATAGAATTTAGCGCAGCATAGAATTTAGCGCAGTATAGAACAAAACAAAATCAATTCGCCGGTTTGTAAAACAGGTAGAAGAATTGGTGCTCCTTTTGTGCTTTGACAAGGTCAATTTGTCCAAGCATGTTGAATCCGACTCCCGCGGCCAGCTCAATGAACGTCTGCGGTGACGGCATTCGGAAGTTGCGCACGTTTTTGCGCACCTTGCCCGTCTTGTCGTCGGTGAATATTTCCATGTATTGAACCACGTCGTTCGGGAAAATTTGCACGTCCGACTTGTATTCAAAGTCGTTGAACTTCGCGACGCTGCGCGCGTTGTTGCTCGTGGGTGTGGGCGTGGGAACCGCGTTGTCGCCGCCCAACATGCTCGCCGCGTTGAACCGGCGCGGGTCCACCAAATGCAGCGCGAAGTAGCCACCCGGTTTCAACCAAGCATAAATGTTGGAGAACAGCTGCTCCGTGTTAGGAATGTAGTACACTTCGAAGTTCAGCATGGAAACCAGCGTGAAGCTCTCCGGCTTGAACGATGACACCACCGTGGGGTCGCCCTTGACGATGTTCAGACTGGGGTACGCCTTTTTAGCCTGCGCAATCATGTCCGCAGAAGACTCAATTCCGGTTATATTCGTTATGCCATGTTGCATGAAAGCATTCATGTAGGCGCCGGTTCCCGCCCCCACATCCAAAGCAATCGTTTGGTTGGAGATGTCGGGGTACTTGTTGATGATGGCGCCCACTTCATAAGAGTTGTTCACTTTTTGGTTGAACAGTTGATCATACACGGCTGCGTAAAACGCGTCCTTTGCATCCGCATCCTTTTTCACAATGACGCCGCTTTTGCTGCTGCTTCCGCTGCTCTGCACAAACGATTCCATGAACGAACCCGAATACGGACGGGGGTGTTTGCGCCGTTGAATTTTATTGTATGCCGAAATGAGCAACAACATGGTGATTGCGATCAGCAAGACGCGAAACCACACGTTTCGTTCAATCGATTTGCAGAAGGTGTTGAATGCATTCATTGCGAAGAAAATGTGTTATTTTATGGATGTTAATGTGTTGATGTTAATATATGTTATATTGTTATTTATTTTTTTAATATTGTGGATTAAATGAACGACAATGAAATCAACGACGTTCGTGGAGAAAGCGAATTCAAAGGAGTCACGTTTTCGAAATACAAGAAAGCCGACGTCCGCAAAGAATTGCTCAACTGCCTAAAAAATGGGAAAATAGAACCTGCTTGCTACTGGACCGCCGAAATGGTGTGCGCCGGGCACTACCCCGAATTGTGGGACGTCATATTGACATTCAGCAGCAAACACATTCATTTAGCAAATCCGAGACTGTGCATATACTTGGAAATGCGATACGAAGCATTCAGAGGCATTGTTGCAAACGGCTACATCGGAAACGAACTGCGCATGCGCAACAACCCCAAAATTCGTTCTCTTTTTGCCGAAATCATGTGCGTGCTGTGCAACTCCAAAAAAAAATACAGCCTCGAAGGCATCAAGGTCAAGAAAACCGATTTTGACAGCACCGCCATGACGGATAAACTGAAAGCGCCGAATGTGTCGTATGCAACCGACGTGTTTTTGTCCGGCGATCCCAAAGAGTTGTTCATTGCAATCAACGAATTTGCGTTTCACATCTCTAAAGATTCCAAAAACAGTTTGCTGGCCTCGTATTGGCTGGAATGGATCATGGAGTTTGAACACGTGTGCAAAATGAAAAAACAGAAGTGCGTGGGGGAACGTCGCAGCACCATGCCCGTGGAATCCAAATTTCAAATGGACCCCATCTGGATCGCGTGGGAACTCATCCTGGGACAAGCGCAAAAAATGCCCGACCCGTTGACATACAAAATCATGCAGAGCTTGCTCAAACTGTATTGCCTCCGCTTCACCGATGGCGTGAAAAGGAAGCGGCGGTATTTAATTTACTTTGCCGTTTGCTTGCTGACCGAGCCCGTCATCATGACGCAAGAAATCGTGTCAAACAAAGAAACCATTGAAACAGTGGTGAAAAAAATAGACACGGTTTACAAACAAGTGAAAAAAAATGAAATTTCGCCCAAAATGGATTATCTCTCAGGTTCGGTGGGAGGCGCGAAATCCGATTTAGATAAAACAATTGAGAAAATGGATAAACTGAATGCAATGAACACCATCATTCGCATGACATAGCGAATGTCTCATACGTTGGATTGACCATTGCATTTTTATTCTTGATTTAAATATATTAACAATTTATATTAGCAATTGAATACAAATAATCCGCATCAACAATCCGTCAATGTCGTATCCAGCTCCTGCACTCGCCCCCGCATCCGCTCCTTCCGGCATGTCGTCGTTTTCATTCAATGACGGCAATGGCAATGGCAACGATGCATCATCAACATCAACCGAATCTTCTTCCACCGCATCATTGTTTGTGCGCGGCGCATTGATCATCATCTTGCTTGCGCTCATCGGATTCAACGTGTTTACTTATTTAGATGACATCACCCGATGGTTCAGCGAAACCTTTGGGGCTCCGTTTCAGGCAGTTGCTCGTTTTTTGGGGTATGCCGCCATTGACACGGCCCAGACCACCGTGGATGTCTCCGCCCAGGGAACCAAATCCGCGGTCGACATTGCCGCCGGGGCTGCAACCAGCGGCATTGACGTGCTGCAACAAACCATTGAACAAAAACAGGACCAAGACCAAGACCAGGACCAGGACCCACAAAGCCAACAAGGCCAACAAGGCCAATCCAGAAAAAAAAATTCTCAAATGAGCTCCAGCGCGGCATTGCAGCGTGCGCTGTCTCATGCAAATAAGCAGCCGCCGCAACCCGATGACGCAACCAGCCGCACGCAACGCACCGGCAAATCCGGATACTGCTACATTGGCGAAGACCGCGGGTTTAGGAGCTGCATCAAAGTGGGCGAAGAAGACACGTGCATGTCGGGCGACATTTTTCCCACACACGCCATTTGCGTCAACCCGCGCTTGAGAAAATAAGCGCATCTCTTACATACATGCAATCGACATTCATGTATGTAAATAATCAATTCAATGCATCATTTCAATGCATCATTTCAATGCATCATTCGCAAATCTCGGTGTAAGTCAGGTTCAACAAGGGGCACAGCTCTTTGGGGTCAAACTCAATGTGCAGGTCCTCGTTGCGCGAGGTGCAGAGCTCTTGTTCAATGAAATTGATAATGGGACACACCTGGTGAATGTCTTTGATGTGCTCATGCTGAGTGCTGTTATGAAATTCATGCTCTAGAATGTGTACCGACATGACATCGTAGCTGATGGGCTTGGTGACAAAGTGCTCCTTTTCACCGGAACAAAACGAGGTGTTGTACTCCTGCAACAGAACGCACAACTTGGATGCATTGTGGTTGTTGGCATCGTGCGGTTGCTCGGTGTGTTCAATCACGTGTGCATTCATGCACAGCTCGTGCTCAACAATTTGTGTGAGCGGGCACAACTCGCTCGGATTCAGATGGGATTTAGGAATCACGATCGCCGCATCCGAAGTGGCAGGAAGCAACAACAGCAGCGAAAGAAACGGCATGAGGTGAGAGAGGTTCATCTTATATTATAAGAAATGTCGGTTTTTTGTGTTTATATACATTCTAAATAAAATAATTATTGGATAGTTGGTTCAATTGGATGAATTAAGTGGTTCGAAATTGCCCCCCGATGCAGGCGTCACTTGCATTTTGTAGTTGTACAATGGCACGCTCGCATCAATGCACAGCTGAATGACAGGACCGGGCACATCGCTGTCGCTGGTCATGGAACAAAGCACCGGCGGCTGGTTGCACTGCAGTGCGACGGTTTCACCACTTGCATTTTTAATTTCCGGCAGGTTGTCCACATTAGGGTTCGTGTAGGTTTGCGTTTGCGTGGCCCACGACTTCTTGCGGGTGAACGCATTGCGCGATATCATGGAATACTGTTGAGCCGGCGACAGCTGCGCGCGGTTGCTTCTATACTTCAAAATCTCTGCCTTGCGCCGTTGGTCCAATGCATACGTGCTGTAGACCAACCCATTGTCGGCACTGCATTCGGAATACCCATAATTGCTGACGCAGTTGGGACAGTTGTTCCCACCCGCTCGAGACCACGGCGGCGGACCGGGCACAAACCCCTTTATTCCACACGAAGTGGTGAACGGGAGAAACGGGGTTGCAGTGGCTGTGTCGGAAGGCAGACTTGTTCCAGAAGCATTGATTGCACTCACTCTGAAATCATAACTTGAACCGTTTTTCAAAAAATACACAGTGGTGGTTGTCATTGAATATTGCACGCCAGTCCATGCAGGGCTCGAACTCAATTTGTATTCAATCTTGAAATTGGTTATTGGAGACCCTCCGTCCGAAGGTCCGGAGGACCACGACAGCTGCACTTGCGCATTTCCAGGGGTCGCTTTTAAATTTGTGGGCGCATCCGGAACCGTTGACGGGGTTGCACTAACAGCTGCCGAATATGGGCTTGTGCCAGATGCATTCACGGCTGCCACTCTGAAATAATAGAGTGTGCCGTTTGTCAGTGATGAAACAGTTATGGTTGTTGCATTTGACGGCGAATGAGCAAATACGCTCCACGCAGATTGATTTGATGGTCTGTATTGCACCACATAATCAGTGATCATGGCGCCTCCATCGGATGTTGGCGCGGTCCAACTCAATGGAACCGCCGCGTTCTGATATGATTGCGCGGTCAATCCAGTGGGTGCGCCGGGAACCGTCGACGGGGTTGCTGATGCTGATGCGGGCGCACCGTTCCCATTTGCATTTTGTGCTATTACTTGAAAACTGTAAGTGGTGCCATTTGTCAATCCGGTCATGACATATGTCGTTGTGGTTGGCAGCAATGAAATCACTGTTGGTCCGTCAGATATCAAATATCCGGTTATTGGGAGACCTCCGTCGGATGTTGGCGCAGTCCAACTCAATGTTGACTGTGCATTCTCGTTGGACGTCGCGGTCAATCCAGTGGGTGCGCCGGGAACCGTTGACGGGGTTGCACTAAAAACAGTAGATGGTTGGCCGATTCCACAACTATTATGCGCTCTGACTTGAAAATAATAAGTTGTGCCGTTCGTCAATCCAGACACAGTTATTGGATTAGATGTTGGATTTGGAGACACCGTGTTATTTAAATTGTTTTGATCCGTTCCATAATTCACAATGTAATAATCTATCGGTTCTCCTCTATCATCTACCACATTAGCAGTGAAAGAGACTGAACCATTGGCACTGGAAATGTTTTGGATGATAGGTGCGCTAAGAGACGCATCCGTGGTTGCAGAGACTGTGGGAGAATCACTGCTCCATCCAGTGCTATTTTGTGCTCTTACATAAAAACTATAGGTTGTTTCCGTTGACAATCCAGTATATTCATACGTAAATACATTCGAACTCACCAATATTGAAGTTGAAAATTGTACACAAGTGATTTCATAATTTGTTATTGTGGACCCAATGCTAAGTGGTTCTTGCCATGCTATGGTTACACTGTTGCAATCAATTGCATTAATATTCACATTGGTCGGTGGGGCAGGAACCGTGTAAATGTTTGCAGGTGTGCTAGTTAAATCGAAATTGTTTGTTGATGAAATTCTAAAATAATATGTTACGGTTGACAAATTACTCACTTGGTATGATGTTGTTTGTGGAGGTATCGCTCCACTGATATTTGTCCAAGAACTATTGTCGGTGGACTGTTCGAGCGTGTAATTGACAATGCTGGATGGGCCGTTCAAATCGTCTCCGTTCCATAGTGGAGGTGTCCATGTGAGTGCAAGTTGATCACCATTCACAATTGTTGCAGACACAATGTCGGGTGGATATGGTCCAACTGTCCAAGTTACATTAGCATAATGAGGAGAACTACCTACATAAACACCGGCGTCATACAGTTCAACCCAAAAAGTATAAGTTGTGCTGGGAGACAAACCACTTATGGTGTAATAAATGTCACCGTCAACATTATGAGAACTGTTGCCACTGCCCCATTCCCACACCACTTTATAACTTGGGAGGAAAGTTCCACTAGTGATCCATGAAAGAAATATGGAATTCGAATTAACCGCATAATGATTGTCGACGTAAATACTCATCTATTGTAATCACTCACAAATTATACACAATTATCATAACGTGATATTAAAAATGACATTGAAAATTCACATTCCTTCATTTCGATTTTGATTTTCTGAAACGGGTTAATGCAACCCATGACACAATGGAAATCGCGGCAATTATAGCAACGCTTGACCGCACCGTGGTCGCCTCTCTCACTTTTGTTAAATTTAAATGAACCAATTCCGGCTGCAGTTCCGTCGCCAGGTGCACAGCATTCGCCACGCTCGATTCCATGGACGTGAAGCTGTAACTGCTGTTCCCGTTTTGCACCCCGCAGTTATACAAATTGTCGAACAAGGCAGACCGGTTCGGCACGTATCCGTGCGTCGTCGTCATGAACGCGTGATTGAACGGCACCCACCGCCGCTGCCCCGCGTCATACGCGCTCTGTGTCAAAAACTGGTAATCCGGTTGCGGCAAATCCGGGTAAACCTGCTGCAACTGTCTAAACACTTCGTTCATAACGCCGCGCTTGTCGCTGATTTCGTTGGCACTCGCGTTCAACCGCACGTTGTCCGACGGCGCGTCCGGCATGGTTACCACCGTGGAAATGACCGTCCGGGACCGCGCGTCGTTGAAGTCCATGTAATCCGACAGCACAATGTTGCCGACGCCCCATGCCGTGCGCGGATATCCCCATATCTTCGGAACCTCCAGTTTCGACCTCCAGTGAAAAATGACCGAAATGTAGGGCAAATACTGCGTTTCTTCCTGAAATCGGTCGAAATCGGGGCCAAATGCCGCTCCCAGCTCCTCGTGCGCGCTCAAAATGCGCTGCACCTCTTGCGGCGGGCACGCCAGAATGATGTTTTTGCATCCACACACGATGGGCTTTGATTCTGAACGAGCGTCGCTGACGGCAATGCCCGACACCTTCGCACTTGCACTTGCACTTGCGGTTGCTGGATCCGAATCCGTGATGAATCGGTCAATGGTCGAATTTTTCATAATGACCACTCCGCGCTTCACCAGCGCATCTTCCCACATGCGGAACAGCCCCACGTCATTCGGCACACGCGGCTGATAAATGCCGTATAAAAAATTCTGATTCAGGATTTGCAAAAAGCTGAAGAGCGTGTAAGTGTCGGCGCTGCCGCCGTCCGTCAATCGGCCGATGCGGTCCAAAATATCGATGGACGCGTTCGAGAAATCATGGGACGAGAGATATTCCAACAACGTGGTTTCCTTGTAAGAATCATTCAGCGTCATGAAACTCCAACCCAGGCTCGCAATTTCTCTCAACGACAGCACCCGAACCGCTTCCAACATCATGGACACCGTGCTGAAGTTGTACTTCACGAACATGTCGTCAAACTGGACGCCCATGTCGTTCAACAACTCTTTAAACATGAGAAAATTGTCAATGTAAATGCGCGGCCCGTGCTCGGTCATCATGCCGTCATGCACGCGGGTCACGCCGTGACAGCCTCCCAAGAAGTCCCGTTTCTCAACCAACAAAACCCGGGAGGAAATCGATAAAACCTGCGCTAAAGCCAGCCCGGTGGGGCCTGCGCCAACCACAATGTGATCGTAATCATAATCTGTCTCCATTATTTTGAGAGAAATTCAATTAAATTTGCAAAATGGACTTTGAATAGTATGAATTGTTATAATTATCTATAAATGATGCACATTTAATAATAACAATTATTCGGACGTCTCTCTTCTAGTTGCCGTTCCATTGCGAAAAGAACCAGCGCATGGACAAATAATCCATGGTGCTCGGCGCACCGCCGGACGATCCCAGCACCGTCAAATTCGGTCCATCGCTGACAATGTTTTGAATCGCGCGCGTGCCAAGTGCGGTGTTGTAGTATCGCAGCGACGACAAGTTGCCGTTGAAGCCGCCGTTGATCGCGACATTCACGTCGCCGTAATTCTGAAAAGGGACCGAATTCAGCGGCAGGCGTTGCGCCAAATCACCGTTGATAAACACGTCCAGCACGGTGTTTTCCACGCGAATGATGACGTTGACCCACTTGTTTACGGGAATGTTGTCCACATCAATGTGGGTGTTCGCATCGTCAAACGTGCTCATGACAACCTTCAACGACATGGAGTTTGTGGAGGAGTCGTCGTAATTCAAATACAATCCGGGCCCGTTGTTCGGCGACATTATCCCGGTACCATCCGTGTTCGGGGTTGCGCTTCCCTTGTTGAACACGTGTCGCAGCGTGGTTGAACTCGGCAAATTGTTTTGCTTGATGAACAACCACACCGACCAGGTGATTCCAATGCCGGTGTCATCATTTACGGAGCGAATGAGGGGGACGGCATTCGACTCGCTCGGATTTTGCGGTATAACCAAATTTCCGACATTGCCATCAATGAGGCCATTCACCAAATACGGACTGGCGTTCGGGGAAAACCACCACGCAATGAGCCCAATGCACAGTCGCAGCACGTAGACAAACACAATGACCACCAAAATCAAGAACGCGGCCTTCGCAACATAGCTGTTTGAATCCAAAAAAGACTTGGACCCGTCAACCACATCGGCCGCCTTGAAATCATTCAATGTCGGTGCTGGAACGGCGCCGGGAATGCCGCCACCAAGGTTTCCAAACCCGCCCCCTGCGCCTGCATCCGCATCAAAACCTGTACCCGCGTATGGACCAAAATTGTTCATTTGTGCTAAATCCAAAATGTTATTATATGTCTTATTAACTTATAATAATAATTTAATTTTGTTGGTTGCAACCAGAACAAATGAATCGGACGGCAGCAATGCACCACTTAGAGGGAAAACTGTCCGACGGTTTGATTGTTGTTTGTGATGCTGAAATTCAATTTGTATGAAGTGAGGAAGTTGAACATGCCAGCCCCGCTGTAGCCCTGGCTGTAAACGTTCCACGCCTCTTCCGGTGAAAAATAATCCGCCTTGTAAACCACGTTGGAAATGAAGCCTTCCAAATCGCCGTCTTTTGGGTTAGTGATTAGAGAGGACTTTACATCATAACCGCCGCCAATGTACAAGTCATCCGTTGAACTCAATGAAGGGGGCATTGTGGTCATGACGCAAGTTCGCACCAGCTTGCCATCCAAATACAGGTCCACCGTGTTGCCATAAATGCTCATCGTGAGGTTGATCCATTTTTGAAGCTGCACATTGCGAATCATGCACGGACTTTTGTCGTTTCCACTCAACACAACATACAAGTCGTTCTGATTGTTGTCTAAATACATCTGGAACAATGGCGTCCCGCCAGAATTACACCGCGTGATGACGTTTTTGTTAAACATGGATGTTCCGTTCGTTTTCCACGCGTCAATGTAAAGCCACACCGAATATCCGTAATTGTTGTTTCCGGTGCTGTTGCTTTCCGTTTTGCTGGAAGGCACATTGACCGACTTGGATGCATCCGAAAAATCAGACACGGATGTGGTTGAATTTGTCATAAATTTATAAACCATGTAAATCAAGACAATGATGAGGACAAATACAAATATTGTCAAAAGATTCATGTTTGATATATTGTGTCTATATTGCTATATTATTATAAACATAATATTTTTTATTGTTGTCATTTCGCAAACATTAAAACGTGTCAACAAAAATGTTTGCAACCGTTTTCAAAATGTAAGCAACCGTTCCATCCGTGCTAAACAGCGCACCCAACACCGCGCCAATCAAACCGAATACAAGTGCCCCCATTAAAAATCCCTTTGTGGATTGCATCACTCCGCCGACGGATTGCTCCGTGTTTTCATCATTGAACAACCAACCAAAAATCGCGCCTAGAATTGCGCCAATGATGCCATATGTTTGGGCTCCGCTTGTGCTGATTGTCGGCATTGGCGTGGGCGTTGGAGCATTCTTGTCCGCCGCTTCAGCTGCCAAGTAGCTTGCAGAGTCGCCCTGGTTCTGCGGATCCATGTCGACGCCCACCACCGGCGGGTTCAGCGCTCGGTTGGTGTTGTACAACCACATGATTTCCGGTTTAGTAAATGGTTCCGTGTTCAACACCACGTTGCAAATTTCTCCGCGAACACCGTCCGCCTGTCCCAATTCCACATTAAAAATCGCAGCACTGGCATTTGTTTTATCGTCCGGCACGTGATCACCCGTGTAAATCAGTTTGTTGTTGATGAATATGTCGATTTTCCCCTTGTCCGAATTGATGACAACATTGTTCCACGTTTGCAATGGCACATCTGACACCGTTAGTGTCTCTGGTGTTGGAGGGGGAGTTGTGGGAGTTGGGCTAGGAGGGGGAGTTGTGGGAGTTGGGCTAGGAGTGGGAGTTGGGCTAGGAGTGGGAGTTGGTGCCTTGTTCAGCTCTATCGGTTTTTCATACAACATGAATTGAATCGTGTTTGTCTTTGGACTGAACTGCATCGACGGTCCGAAATCCCCGAATCGCATAAGATTGATGTAATTGTCCGAATGGTAGTTTGCATTTGTGTTCGGCGGTTGGGGATGGATGTAAAACCAGGCCGACACGCCATAGCTGTAATTTTTCAAATTGACCTTGGTTTGCGAATTGGACACGGGAACCACAATGTCGCCTTGCGTGCTGACAAATTGCACGTCGTGAGTTGTTATGGGAACCGACGTCGTCGTGGAAATGGGGGCCGACAAAATTTGCACGCCGGTGTGATTGATTGCCCTTGCCACGAACGATGGCAGAAACCGTCCAATCAAAATGAAAGCAGCTTGGGCCGCGAGAAGAAGCAAACTGGTGCTGGTTGTCAGCTTGTACTGCTCTTTCGCCATCTCCACGAAATCCAGCATCAAACACGGCAAGTAGAACAAGAAGTTGGCAAACAGCTTCAGCACGTTGATCACCCAGTTGGATTCCGGGTCGCGGCTAACCTGAAACATGGAACCACCCATTTTCCTGGAAGTGGAAAACAGGGTGCGCACCAATCCAATCACAAACGCAATTCCGGTTATGTATATCAACGCATTTATGCCGAATTGCACAATGCTGACAATCGTCACCAATTTGCTGTGCGAGTTCAATAAATACAAGAGGATTCCGATCAAGCAAATCATGACCGCAATCCCCAGTCCGGTTTTGCCGATGAACTTCCCATACGACATGCTGCCTTCCGTTAGTTCCGCGGTGGATGAGTTCATGGCATACACGCCAAATATGAGAAGCGACACAACGAACAACGTCAACAATGTTGCGACCGTTCCCTTTTGACCTTGCACAAAATCGTTCAGGTCGAATGAGGACTTGTAAAGGATCAATCCAATCACGGCAAACACCATGAACCCCGCGATGGTCGCAACCGGATACTGAGCAACCAGCGTTATGAACCAGTAAAATGGAAACAGCAACAGTCGAACCATTGTCATCGCGTAGTCGGACAACGCGGTGCTGCCAATGCCATTTGAAACCACTTGTGGGAAGAATCGTTTGACGACCACGTCGATGCCAAAATTGATGAGGTTGACCACCGAACACAACACCAGCGTCCAAACCAGCAGGTTTATGTAAGGAATGTCGGTCGAAATCGGAAACGGAGTCTTGAAACAGGATGAAAAGGAAGAGTCGGCGCACGGAGTCAGCGGTTTCTTTTGAATGTAAACCCCGAATATCAAGCTGACGACATACGCCAAAAGTCCGAATATGGAAACCTTCTTTGCCAATTCGATAAGATCCGTGTTTGCAACATACTTGGCATACTCAATCAACGGAAACGCCTTGAAAAAATTCATCGGAAGATTGGTCTGATCCCCCAATTGAACCGTGTTCCGGAATTTCCACCAATACGAGACCAGCGTCAGTGCGAGAATCGACAATGCGATTCCATAAACAATTTGTTGTCCAAGCGGGGACGGAATTTCTTTGTCATTCACAACTTGCGTCTTCGCATTTTTCACATCATCCGCATATGTTGCATTCGTGCCTACTACCTTTGTGTATATCATATGAATCGGAAACAACACGCTCAATGCAGCATAATTAAGGTTGATAATCGCAAATATCATGGTGCGGTAGATGCTGAATTTTTGGTTGGGGTCGGCAGATTCGTAGTTTACGAAGACATACAACACCAGGAAAATCAATATGGATATGAAAACCCCAATTGCAAGTAGAAGCCCAGTAACATCAATGCCATTTGCGCCAAACATATTTGCACTAGTAATCCATATTCCAATCATAATCCCCAATGTCATCAATGCATTTAAACCTGTGATGACTTTGCTTTGTGGTGAACCCAAAATGTCAGCACTGTTCACCTCCGAAGATGACCAGATGGATGCGTACTTGTACCACAGCGTGGCCAACACATAATATATGAAATATTGAATGAAGTTGCCGACAATGGCAAAATTCGCATAAGTAATCGAATTATAAATAATTGCCCCAAATGTAAACAACCACAAATAAAATCGTGGGTTTTTCCACGACGGTTCCAGCGGAGGGGGCGCGGGTTGGGGTTGTGATTGCATTTGTCCTGCCTAAAAAATGCTATTATGTTTATTATTTTTAAAACACGACCACTATTATTATACATTGCATATATTTAAAATACATGAAATGAAATGAAATCATGAAATCATGTGCATTCGCTAAAATGTTTCCATGGCGGTTTTTTTGCCGTGGCAGTCGCGACACAGGGCAACCAGGTTGTCCACATTGTTGGAGCCGCCGTGTTCCAGGCGCACGATGTGGTCCACTTCATACCATGCCGGCAACTGGCGGTCGCAATGTCCGCACTTCCACGATTGCTGCGCCGCCACGAACTTCTTCTTGGTTTCGCTGACGCTGCGTTTGGTTGCGTTGTTGCGCCCAGAGGACCGGATGCGCGCCTCCATTTGCGCCTCTCTTCGTTCGCCACCGCTGCCGCCACTGGCAGCCCCATCTCCGTCTTGAAACATGGATTTATTGTTTGCAAAATCGAGAAAGGGCGACAGCATGTCCGCCGACGACCGGCTGATTGGCATGTATCGGATGATGTCGTTCGCATGCGACAGCATGGACTGCGACTGTCCCGGATTCTTTTTGAGGAAGATGTAGAGAGATAATCCAACAAATGCAAAGGTCGACATCTTAATCTCCTTCTGCCACGAATGAAACACCTTCAAATATTTGCCATCATAGTACGTGTTGAACACAAGGAATGCGGTTATCCCGAACACAAAGAGTTCCAGTTTCATGACCTTGTTTGAATTGATTCGTGTATTATTATATTGTCATTATTATTTTTTGAACATCGGGAACTTCAACTGTGGTGAGTATGAACGTGGATACGGATACGGCGTTGGAACCCGTTTAATGGACTTTCGAAAGCGGGAGTTTTCCATGCGATGAAATCGAACCGTTTTTTGTGGGGAGCGAACATCGACCATTGCGTTAATGCGGGCCAGCTCTTTCAAAATGTGCGACACATCAATGCGTTTGTGCCCGTTCGCAAAAATGACGGTGCTGAACAACGTGCGATATCGGTGCAGCATTTCGGCGTACACTGCATCGGGCATGATGAACTGTTTGCGCGGCAGCGTGAACATGTCGTAGAAGGTCGACATGAGCCCCCACACATCCGTGTTGAAACGATACACGGTGCTAAAGTACTCGTTCAATCGAAAACTCCGATTCACGTGGTCGGTGAAATGATGCAATATTTCGGCATTGTAGTTGGTGACTGCATCAATGAGCCGCTCGGAGGCGGCTTTTTCCTTTAATCCGAAAATGCACATGAATATGTATTGAAAGTATTCATAACTCTGGATGTCAAAGGTTTTAATGTATTGTTTGTACACTGTTCGCGTGAAGTGTTTGATCTGAACCATGGTTGGGTTTGATGCATTGGATAAAACCGCAGAAGCGTACAATTCGCACGTCTGGGGGGAAATGACCATGGTCGAGAATGGCCGGTTGAATGTGACGGGGTTGTTCATGAAATGGTGCGGGGGCACGACTTGCGTTGCGGTGCTGACGCCGGCCAGCCCCCAGTCAATGATGCGCGCATTTCCCATCGCATCTATCATGACGTTGTCGGACTTCAAATCGTTGTGAATGACGCCCAACCGGTTCATGGGTGCCACTGCATGCACCAGCAGGGTCGAAACGTGGTCGTTCAATTGATGAATGTGGTTTGCATCGACCACCGACCGGTCCATCCATTCCTTCAAATCAATCCCCAAATCCGGCATGTTTATCATGCGCAACCTCCTCAAATTGGAATTCACGTTTGCCGCCGTGATGTTGTGTCGTTTCATGTTGATGCAAACCTTGTCAAAATTTTCCAGATCGTGTCGATCCAGCGCGTCCGGTTCGCACAAAGAAGCCTGCATGCTGAAGTATTTGTCGTGATGTTTGATGCGGGACAAGTGTCGCCGAATTTGTTGGTATTCTCTCATTTCGTCCTCGGTCATTGTCTTTTCGCCGAGTTTGCTAATATTGCCGTCATGATAATTGCGAACCCGGTCCTTGCATTTGAGAGACGGTTTAAAAATGCACCCCTGGGCACCTGCAAATATGGGTATGCCACCCCTTTTATTGCGACGACGGGTGTGATTGAAACGGTTCTTTGGCATTGACATTGGCATTGGCATTGGCATTGTGTCCATGTATCACTACACATTGTAATTATTTTATTTTCGCACTCATTGGGTTCATGCATAATACATGTAATACATGGTTGTTGCGGCGCCAAGCGCACACAGAGCATAAATCAGTTTGCGTCGATACTTTATTTCTTCGCGCAACCGCACCTCTTTGGGTTTGTAATTGGAATAATACGCGTTGATTGCGTCCTGCAACGAGACTTCGTCCCGATTCAAACGCAGATTGATTTGGTTGTGCAAAAAATGCACCCATTTGATAAAGGACTCGCGCTTGTCCAAATAGGGGGAAACCGGATACTTGTCCAACAGTTCGCTTAATGTGTTGCCCATTTGATGATTGGGCAGAAACAGCGGCAGGTTTTGAATGAAATCGTAGTATTTTTTTATGGTGACGTCGTTGGGTCTCTCGGGATACGTCACGGCCATGCTGAACAAGACGAACCAATAATGCGGACCCCACACGGACGCGTCCAATGCAGTCGTTGCATTGCCATCCTTGTATATCATGGACGATTTCATGCTGTTCTTATTTTTTACAATCAAACAATATAAAAAGAAGTGTGATTTAACACATAAGAGAGGTTGCGCCACCCAATTAGTCAAAAATGTATTCATTTAATGCTTTGAAAAATGGCGACGACGATGAGGGTTCTGAAGACGCGGATGGATCCGACGGCTCGCCCCACACCACGTGCACAAAAGCGGCATTATTGCATGCCAATCATCACTATTTGCATTCTAAAAGGAACACGTTTTGCAATAATTGTGGCAAAAACGGGCACGTGATGCATGCGTGCAAAAATCCAATCATCAGCAATGGAATCATTGTCTACAAAGAGGGCGACAGCGGGGGCGGGGTGCAGTATTTGATGATCCGGCGGAAAGACACGCTCGGATTTGTTGAATTCATTCGCGGCAAATATCCGATTTACAATCAAACCTATGTGCAGCGTCTCATTGATGAAATGACGTTGGATGAAAAGCATCGATTGCAAACCCAAACATTTAGCGAGTTGTGGAAAAATGTGTGGGGGGATTATTTGAATTCCAAATACCAAAATGAAGAAGCGGTGTCTTGCGACCGGTTCAATGTCTTGAAGTCCGGCATAAAGTTGAACCGCAACGGAGGAACCCATTACACTCTGAACACGTTGATTGCCAATTCAAACACGCAGTGGACCGAACCGGAGTGGGGGTTCCCCAAAGGACGCCGCAACTATCAAGAAAAAGACATCGATTGTGCCCTTCGTGAATTTTCGGAAGAAACCGGATACAATGAAAATCGGCTAATGGTCGTGCAGAACGTGATTCCCTATGAAGAAATATTCATGGGTTCAAACATGAAAACGTATAAACACAAGTATTACGTTGCGCACATGCGATTTCCGGACAAATCGCCGTCCGAATCATCGCCCGTGTTTCAAAAAACGGAAGTCAGCAAAATGGGATGGTTCACATACGAAGAATGCATGGGGAGGATACGCCCGTATAATTTAGAAAAAATCAACATTTTGTGCAAGTTGAACAACGCATTGGCGGAATGCAAACGAGTGCCTCATTGAGCAAAGCGATTGGATTTTGGGATTGGGATTGGGATTGGGATGGGATTGGATTCCCTGGCTGGGGGTTTAGTTGCTCAATTTATAATCGTTTTATATTATAACGATTATAACAAAGGGTTTTGCAAGTGCAATGACTTCTCCTGCGGTTCCTCTTCCTCTTCCTCTTCTTCCTCTGGAAGAAAATCCCAATCCAGTGTCAAAAAAATCAAAGCCAAAACGGGCACAACACCCGCAGCGGTCCATCGAAGCGATGGAGTGGAATCAAACCGGGAACCTCGCAGAGGCGGAAGAACCCCTCACATTTTTGTATCCAACGCTGAACAACCCCCATTTCGCTCTCAACATTGCCGAGCGCAAAGAATTTCACGACACCAAATACGATGTCATAATTCCCGAATCGCAGCGTCAAATGGAAACTGAAGCGGTGAAGCTGTGCAAAGCCGAATTTGAACTGGCTCCGCACCAACTATTTGTTCGGAATTTTCTCTCGATAATGACACCGTACAACAGTTTATTGCTGTATCATGGTCTCGGAACGGGCAAAACGTGTTCGGCCATCAGCGTGGCGGAAGAAATGCGCGACTACATGACCCAGATCGGTTTAACAAAAAAAATACTGGTGGTCGCATCGGTGAACGTGCAGGACAACTTTCGCAAACAACTGTTTGATTTTGCCAAATTGAAATTCGATGGAAACCTGCGACGGTTTTACATACGCGGATGCACCGGAAACAAGCTGCTGAAAGAAGTGGGGGCAAATGCGGAGCTGACCGATTTGACCGAGCGAAACATAGAAGCGGTTCGTTCCGGCATTGTGCAGCGCATCACTCGCCTCATCAATGCCAACTACGAGTTCATGGGCTACATTGAATTGGCCAATTTGGTGCGACGACTGACCACAAAGGCGGGCATGTCGAAGCAGGATGCCATTCAAGCAATCAAACGCGAATTCAACGACCGTCTGCTCATCGTGGATGAGATTCACAACGTGCGCAGCGACGAAGAAGCGAAAGAGAAGGAATCCACTGCCGGAACCAGTGTGTCCGAAGAGTTGTACAAGTTGGTGCGGTATGCTGCTAATTTGCGTCTGCTGCTGTTATCGGGCACGCCGATGTACAACGACCCGCGCGAAATCGTTTGGTTGCTAAATTTGATGAACGCGAACGATCGTCGGTCAACGATTGCAGTCAGCGATGTGTTTGACCGGGACGGCAATTTGTTGGTGAAGGACGGACGCCCCGTGGGCGCCGAGCTGCTGCGCATGAAATCCAACGGCTATGTTTCGGTTGTGAAAGGAGAGAATCCCTACATTTTCCCATACCGAATGTATCCGAGCGATTTTGCCAAAGAGCACTCGTTTTTGCAGCTGAATCGCGAACAGCGCCCCTCGTTGCAGCTGAATAACAGCCCCATTCCGGATCCGTTGCAGCACTTGGACCTCTATTTGAACCCCATCGGACCGTATCAAGCAACGGTTTACAACTACATCATTGGGCGGAAAAGGCACGAAATGGCCAACAAGGACGCAACCTCGTTCGGCTCGTTTTTGTTAAAGCAGCCCATTGAAGCGCTCAACATGGTGTATCCCAGCGTGGAGTTTGACAAGCTCATGGCGCGCCGAAAGCCGGCGTCGGATGCAACCGGCGTGGTGTCAACCGCGGATGTTGCGCTCCTCGCGGACATCAAAGGACTGCTCGGAGACGCCGGCATCAAGCGGCTGATGAAGTATGAAGAATCCGAAGAGAGCGGGCGCATTTTCAACTATGAATACAAGCCCAACACGCTTGCAAATTACGGGAAAATCTTTTCACCCGAGGAAATCGGGAAGTACAGCAGCAAAATTGCGAGCATTTGCGCGCAAATTGAACGAGCCACCGGAATTGTGCTGATTTACAGTGAATACATTGGCGGCGGTGCGGTGCCAATTGCGCTGGCTTTGGAAGAACTGGGGTTCACGCGGTTCGACAAAGAGGTGGGTTCGCTGTTTAAAAAGGCGCCCGTGACGCAGCGCGTCATCCAGCACCAGCAAAAGCGGTTCGCCGCAAAATACGCGATGTTTACTGGAGACAAGCACCTGTCCCCGGACAATCGCGCCGAACTGGAAGCGCTGACAACGGACAATGCAATCGGACAGCGCATCAAAGTGGTGATCATTTCCAAGGCCGGCAGCGAAGGCGTTGATTTCAAGAACGTGCGCCAAGTGCACATCATGGAGCCGTGGTACAACATGAACCGCATTGAGCAAATCATTGGACGAGCCGTGCGCAACTGCAGTCATGCCGACCTCCCGTTTGTCGAGCGCAATGTGCAGCTGTTTTTGTACGGAACATTGCTGCCTGCCACTCCGGAGGTGGAAGCCGCCGACCTCTACGTGTATCGTCTGGCCGAGTCCAAAGCCGTGCAAATCGGGCGCGTGAGTCGCATCCTAAAGCAAAACGCGGTGGATTGTTTGCTGAACGTGGATCAAACCAAATTCAGCCAGGAGGTCATTCGCCGCCACAACGGCGGCCGCAATGTCGTCGTGCGCCAAGTGCTGGCGGACGGAACCGTCATGCCCAATTATGCCGTGGGGGACCGCCCATTTTCATTTGTGTGCGATTATCAGGAGACGTGCGAGTTCAAGTGCATTGACGGCGACGGCAGCAAACTCAAGGTCGTTGAAGACACGTATTCGGAGCCATTCATTGTCATGAACGCCGACCGAATCATTCAACGCATCCGAGAGTTGTTCAAGGAGCGGCATTTTTACAAACGAGACGCGCTGTTGAAACATTTGATCGGCCACTCCGACCAACAAGTGGACGTTGCACTGACTCAAATGCTCGCGGATGAAGGGCGCTTGGTGGATAAATACGAGCGTGCAGGCCGCCTCATTAACGCGGGCGAATATTACTTGTTTCAACCGTTGGAATTGACGGACACGCAGATCAGCGTGCATGACCGCAGCGCACCCCTGCAATTCAAGCGAGACCACATTTCATTTCCGCTTGCGGACGGCACCCTGGAAATGCTGGCGGAAAAGCACGGGTTCGCCAAACCGAAACAGCTCGCGGAAGCTGCGGCACTGCCCGCCGCAATTCAAGAGATGAAGGGCGCGTATCAAGAAATAACCCGCGCACTCAGCGCCGAACAAAAAAAAGCAATCGACAAAAACACCAAGGGCTGGAACGAGCTGTGTCCGGACGTCATGCGCGAATTGCATGAAACGCAGGGCATTGACATGACTGTATTGAAACGGTGTGTCGTGGAGCATTTTGTGGAGGACCTCTTGGTGTCATCGTATGACACGGGTCTGCAGTATTTAAACATGGTGTACGCTCAAACCGCACCAGCCTTGGACGAATTTGACCGGTTTGCGCGCGAGTATTTTGACAACCAAATACGGACAAACCCCAAGTATGCAGGAGAACAGGGCATTCTGATGCTGAAAAAACAGACGGATACTGGCTGGCAGGGGGTTGTGCGCAAAAATGCGGAATCTGCGTGGGCCCCGCACGCTTCCAAAGAGGAATGGCGACACTACGCGGAAGACATTGCCGCCAAGATGCCGCGCGAATCAAGTATGTCCCACATCACTGGGTTCATTTCCGAATTTAAGGAAAAAAGTGGAGGAAGCTACGCGGTGTTTAAAATTAAATACGTGCATGAAAAAGGCACCGGTGCGAGATGCGACCAAATTTCATCCAAACAGCGCCGCCTCACCATTGTGAACCAAGTGATGCATGGGTTGGAGTCCGATGCTGCGCCGACGTACACGATGGAAAACACGAAGGACCAAAACACCGCCCGATTCTGCGTTTTGCCGGAGCTGCTGTTGCGCAGCTACAACCTGATGCGAAAGGACGGAAAACACTGGTTTTTAACACCGGTGCAGGTCGTGTATCTTGAAAAAAAAGCGTCGTTGGTTCGAAAATGAATGGGAAATGCCTGAACCCATTCCAAACAATGATTCTGCGGGTTTAAGCAAATAAAACTATAATATGCGCATATATTAACCATCACAACTTCCATTACATCACACGTTCCAATGCAAACATCTCTCAACGGCATGAATCAAACGCGCGTGCATCGCAATGAGCGCGCAGAACAACCGCACGTCAGCCCGGACATGTACGTCCCAACCATGGTGTCCGAGAAGGTCGTGCTGCCAATGACCGCGATTGGTCGCAACGTGAGAGACGTGCTCGAAAAGCATTTAGCGCATGCACACGAGGGCAAATGCAACGCAGAAGGGTTTGTGCGCCCCCGTTCAACGCAGCTGCTGGCGCATTCGTCTGGAGACCTGACCGACAATGGCGCGGTTGCGTTTGAAGTCATGTATGAATACCAAGCATGCAACCCGGTTGAAGGCATGCTCATTTCGTGCGTTGTGCAAAACGTCACGCGGGCGGGATTGCAAGCCCACATTGTCCCTGAACCCAGCCCCGTAACCGTGTTTGTTTCGCGCGACCATCATTATTCGATTGCGCGCTTTTCCAAAATAAAAGCAGGCGATGAAATTGTGGTGCGCGTGATCGGACAACACTTTGAACTGAACGATCCAATGGTTTCCGTCATTGCAGAACTTTCGCAACCATGACCAAGCGACCAAGCAACCAAGCAACATTAATAACATTAACATTAATTCAAAAAATTGAATTAAAATTATCACAAAACATTTAATGTAGCCAACACAGCACATTCGACAAGCATGAACTGCAATGCGTTATATCAAACATCCAATGTTCGCCACAAAATGTGTGTTCCATTTTCCAACATAAGAAATTTTGAACGCCTCGAAGACCATCTGAAAGATGTCGTTTCAAAAGAAATCGGCGGGAAATGCATTCCGGACGGGTTTGTCAAACCGGAGTCATGCAGTCTGCAGTGCTATTCAATCGGCACATTCTTGGCGGGAAACATTCATTTTGTGGTCAACATTGAGTGCATGATTTGTTGTCCCAAAGAAGGAACGGTCCTGTCTTGCATTGCGAAAACGGTGACGCAAGCGGGCATTCGAGCCCATGCACTGTGCGATCCGTCCCCCATTGTGGTTTACATTTCCCGCGAAATGCATGACGCGGTTTCCAAGCACAGGCTCATGTCAAATTCAATGGACTCCATCAAACCCGGCGACGTCATTCAGGTTCGGGTCGTCGGCAGGCGGTTCGAATTGAATGACAAACACGTTTCGATCATCGGTGAATTGGTCTCTACGGTTTAAAAAATTGTTTCGTCAATTCCGTTTTTTGATTCTCGACTTCTTTCAACTGGGTCTCTTGTTCATTCACGTAGCTCAGATAATCTGTTATTTTGGAAATGATTGCGTCGTCCACATTTGTTAAGTTCACGAACGACCCATTCTTGTTTTCAGTCATGCCGACGTTGTGTTGCGTCATAATTTTTAATATCTGAATTTGATGGTGCTGGTTCAATGCCTCCACGCAATCTTTTATTTGCTTTAAATCGGAAACTGGCATCTTTATTTGCTTTTTACGTTGAATTATGGGTGTGAATGTTCATCATTGTCATGATGATTCTAATATGTTTTCATTCGTTATAATTAGAATTCAATGATTGTGTTGGTATGAAAAATACTACATGCAAATGATTTAAACGCGCATCAACAAAACAATGCATCCATGCATTCATGCAAATGCACCATCCCAGACACAAGGCAAATGATGCCCTGAATCAATTGCGCGAATTCATGCTGTATGACACGACTGCGACCATGTCGCAACCTTCGCCACTGCAAAAGCCAGCACCACCAGCACCACTGCAAAAGCCAGCACCACCAGCACCACCAGCACCACCAGCACCACTGCAAAAGCCAGATGAAACCGCATTTCAGCCGCCAGCACATCAAGACGTGCTGTTTTGGTGTTTGTATGTCATGATGCACGGCGCATTCAAATACGAACAATTGGCAAACCGATACACCGCCGAGCAAGACACAAAACGCGACCAAGTGTTGCTTTTAAGAAAGCACATGAGGGAGCTGAAACAAGCAACCGGAATCAAAATAACCGCATCCACAATTGAGAATGATATAATGACTGCACACATTACACCACATGCATTCCAGGTGCTAGTGCATTTGAATTCTCTCAACGCAATCCTTGTGAATCCGTACAATCATGTGTATGCCGAGTTTATTAGCGATGCGGTTTCGGACAAGCCCACATACGTGATAAAACGAAAGGAGGAAAAAACAAGACGCGTGTGCATGACCCAAGCAACCGAGGCACAACTGGAATCATTTCGCAAAACATATTATCGGATAGAAAACTTGCATAAACCAATCAAATCCATCAGCGCATACACAGTGGCAGACCTGACCGAAATGTGCCATCGACTGAAAATCCAAATCAAACCCAAAATGAAAAAACAAGAAATATATGATGCAATATCAAGGCAACTTTTTTTATGACGAGGCCGAGGCATTCACATGATGTTTGAATTCAATGAATTAAGTGATAAAATTGAATTTAAATAATATGCTCTCTTAATATACATCATCGGACTCCGCAAATCACAATGCAGAAACATCAAAAGCAAGCCCCACCGCACGAATTGTTTGATCGAATGGTTGAACACTATTTAGGCGGGGTGTTGCAAACTGATGGCGGCACGCTTGAGCTGGAGGTGCGGTTCGGAACCCGCAATTTGAAACACGTGGCGTCCACCACCAAAATTGATTTTGACAATGTCATTAAATCCCTGCTGTCGTCCGGATTCGTCATGGAAAAAACGGACGAATGCACCCTCAAAATCAATTCCGAAATTCAAGACCCACACACCGGAAAACCCAACATGTCGGACATTCGCACCGAAATCCGGGGGTTGCACAATGTGCAACTATACTGCAGAACCAATTCGTTGGACAAGGTCATGCCCGTGTTCGTTCAAAAAACGGGGTGCGAAAATAGCTCCGGAGAAATAATTCCTCCGCTCAATTTTGACGACTTCAATTTTCGTCTCTCTCTGCAGAAGGAAAAACAGTTTGCGGAGTCGTCTTCCAGTGCCAAAACGGTGGTTGGACCCTGGCGCAGCAGCAAAAAAACGTTTCGCTACATCAGTCGCAGCACATTTCGCAACCCTGCATTTCCATTCGTGGTGGACATGAGCATTGTCAAAGAATCTCGTCGCGATTACGCCGGCAACGGCGGCAGCAACCACATGATTCCCACGCACACGTTTGCCGAATCGCAGGTCGTGGAATCCCAGCCCAAATATGAAATCGAGATTGAGGTACTGAATGATGCGGTCGGGCAAGGAACCGCGTTCAACACGACAAAAAAACTGGCCGATGCGCTGCGTTCCGCGATCAAGACCGTCATGTCTGGACTGCAAGGCACCAACTATCCGGTGGGTGCGGCTGAACAGGCGCTCGTCGCGCAGGAATACATGCGTTTGTTGCATCCCGAAAAAGAACCCCATCACAGCGAAAAGGACAAGAACGAGCCCCCAGTAAAACTGCTTCCCAAGCATTTTGTTGGGCCGTCGTCGTACACGCTTCAGATTCAGAACATAGTGCCCATAAATGAAAACTGCACCGTCCCCAATGTGCGAAACAATTACACGGTCACCGACAAGGCCGACGGCGCGCGCAAGCTGCTTTACATTTGCCCTTCTGGACGCATTTACTTCATCGACATGAACATGCGAATTCAATTCACCGGCGCGCAATCCGACAACGACAAATTGTTCTACACGCTTTTGGATGGCGAGCACATCCTGCACGACAAGAACGGCCGGTTCATCAACCTGTTTGCCGCGTTTGACGTGTATTACATCGCCGGCAAGGACGTGCGCGCACTGCATTTCGTGCCTCCCTCCGCCGAAGCGCCAATCAGCAAGTTTAGGCTGCCGCTGTTGGTGAACGTGATAAATGAACTGAACGTTCGTTCTGTCGTGCGCGGTGCAGCCACGTGTCCGGTGCGCATCGAACACAAGAAATTCAAGTACACCGGGGCTGATCAAAGCATATTTCAGTGCTGCGCCACGCTCATGTCGCAGATTGACGCGGCTGCGTTTGAATACAACACCGATGGCATGATTTTCACGCCAGCGGATGCGCCGGTGGGAGGCGAAGCGGGTGGCGAGACGGCTGGACCCAAAACCAAAACCACCTGGGGACTTTCCTTCAAATGGAAGCCGACCGAAGCCAACACGATCGACTTTCTGGCCACGATGGTCCGAGACACGAACGGGCAGCCCAAGGTGTCGAGCATTTACACGGACGGCATGAACGCCGCCAAGCTGGACCAGGTGGTTCAATACAAGACGCTCACGCTGCGGGTCGGGTTTGACGAAAAAAAGCACGGCTATTTGAATCCGTGCGAGGATGTCATACAAGGCAAGCTGCCGGCACACAAAAAACCTGGAGCCAGGAATGACGGCGAGGATTCATACAAACCAACCCCATTTTATCCCACGAATCCGTATGACCCGAGCGCGCACGTGTGCAATGTCATTCTTCGCGCAGATGCGGCGGGAAATCGCGGCATGATGCTGACGACGGAAAACGAGGTGATTGAAGACGGCACAATCATTGAGTGCGCATACAATGTTGGCGCCGCTGACCCGCGCTTTCGCTGGATTCCGCTCCGCGTCCGCACCGACAAAACGGCGGAGTATCGCAGTGGTCAGAAAAATTACGGCAATGCCTATCACGTCGCCAATTCCAACTGGCACACTATTCACAACCCGATCACAAAGAAGATGTTGACAACGGGCAAAGACATTCCGGACGAGCTGGCCGACGATGACGTGTATTACAACCGCGTCACAGCATCCGGCGACACCACCACGCGCGGGCTGCGCGATTTCCACAACCTCGTTGTTAAGCGCGCGTTGATTGGCGGCGCGAGCAAGCGCGGCAACACGCTGATTGACTTTGCGGTGGGCAAGGGCGGCGACCTGCCGAAATGGATCCACTCCAACCTGTCGTTCGTATTCGGCATCGATATATCGAAAGACAACATTCAGAACCAGCTGGACGGCGCGTGTGCGCGCTACTTGGATTATTGCAAGCGCTTCAGCATCATGCCGGGGGCGCTGTTTGTGCAGGGCAATAGCGCGCTCAACATCAAAAGCGGAGCCGGAATCAGCGGCGAAAAATACAAGCAGGTCGTTAGAGCCGTGTTCGGGGACGGGCCCAAGGACAAGGCGCTGCTGGGCGAAGGCGTCTATCGCGAATACGGCAAAGCCGAAAACGGGTTCAACGTGTCGTCGTGCCAGTTCGCAATTCACTACATGTTTGAAACCCGCGCAAACGTGTGCAACTTTCTGCGCAACGTGTGCGAGTGCACGGAGGTGGGCGGCTACTTCATCGGCACCACGTATGATGGCGCAACCATGTTTGACGCGTTGAAGCCGTATGAGATGGGGGACGGCATCTCTGTCATGCACAATGGCAAACGCGTGTGGCAAGTGACGAAAGCGTATGCCGCAACCGAGTTCCCGGATGACGAGACGAGCGTGGGATACGCCATTGACGTGTATCAGGAGTCCATCAACAAGACGTTCCGCGAGTATTTGGTCAATTTCAACTACTTGAAACGCATGATGTCGAATTTTGGGTTCGAAGTTGTGGAGCGGGATGATGCGCTGAAGGACCTGGGACTGCCGGACGGAACCGGCATGTTTGAGCAGCTCTATGCGCAGATGATGGCGCGCATAAAACAGAACCCGGCATGTGTATCTGATTTAGGGGACGCGCCGGATATGCGCGACTACGAGCGCCGCATCTCCTTTTACAATCGCTACTTTGTGTTTAAGAAGGTGCGGTCCATTGACAACGCGGAACTGGTGGTGAAGAGCCTGTTGGGCACGTCCACCGCGTTCGAAAAACAAATGGCGGCATTGGAACAGGAACAGGCGGAACTTGATGCACAACCCGTGGCTCAAACCCAAGCGCCTGTCGCTGCTCCTGTCGCTGCTCCTGTCGTTCCTTTGACAAAACCCAAGCCAAAGCCTAGAGCCACCAAACCGGCGACTGCTGCTGTTCCTGGTGCTGTTCCTGGTCCTGCTGTTCCTGATCCGGAACCAGAGAAAAAAAAGCCGGGCAGGAAGCCCAAAATTCAGTTGGTTGTTAAAGAGAAAGACACATGAATGAATAAAATTAACACGTATCCACATTCCAATAAATAAAAAATAATATGACTTTAGATTATAGTATTTTTTACAATCATGGCTTCAGCTGCAAATCCGTTTGCTTCATTACTGTACAAATCACTCCCACCTGTGGGCGCATCTGGCAATGCCAATCCGTTTTTACATGATCCAGCCGCGTTGGCTTCAGACGATGTGGGTTCCGATGGTTCATGGACCGACGAATCTTCGTTTTCTCACTTGTTTAAACCTTTGCCCACACGAAGTCGTGCTGTGCCAGTCAGAAGTATAATAAAAAGAAGCCTGACACGCAAACGCATTAATAATCCAAGCTCTCAGGTTGGAATGCAATGCATGCGAGGACAGGATGGCAAATATTATTACATTCCAATTGACGCATACAATCCAGCACATTTGAAAATAATAGAGGAAGTGAGTCCATTGCTGGTGAATCCAACGCCCAGCCAATTTCAAAAAGGTGCATTATACACATACATCCTTGCATCCATTATCACAAAGGATTCGGGCACAGGTGCAGATGTTCAACTCGTTCCACCAAAATTATACGCATGCCAAGCACAAAATATTTTTGAATTTGGCACAAAACATCATCATATATTTTTTCGCATGGCTCTGACAACTGAATTGGCCAATGTTGCACAAGCCAACGGAATTGATGAAAACAAAGTGGAATACGGATTGTATGCATCTGGTGAAATAAAATGTGTTGAACCAAAAAAATTAAAGGTTAATTTTTTTTCAGGAACATACAAAATGCAACGTGCAATCCCCCTACATCGTGAACGAAACGAAATATTATTCATGAAAGGATTGATGCATAAGATTAACTCTGATTATAGAATACAGTTTAATTCTAAACCATTCATAACATCAGAATCTGTGCCAATAACGCATGAACAGATTGGAAGTTTGAATGCAAAAGGAATTCCGACATTTGGATTTGACACGGGAAGGCAATGTAGCGAAATGAGAATGCATGTCGGGCGAATCAAATACATTGAAAAAAGAACAATTACACACGATGAAATGAGAGAAAAATACAAACAAATAGTTGCCCCTCCTCCTCCACAAGAAACAAATGCATCCAGATTTGCGTCTGCGGTTGCTTCCAAAGCCGCTTCATTGTTTCCATTTGCCTCATCATTTGCCTCATCATTCACAGGTTCTGCGCCTGCCACATTTGCTCCGCCAAGATTCACAAGTGCTTATGCAATGACGACAGAGGAACTCATTGGTTATGCCGATCGACATGGTCTGCCAAGTCCAACCCCGTACGACAAAGATGTAATGAAAAAGAGAGTTCAAGCACACATGGACGCAAACAAGGGCAAAGGTGGTGGAAAAACCCGAACACTAAAGAAGAAAAGAACACTGAAGAAAAAATGAATAACGGGATTACTTTAAAAATTGATTTAAAAATAATACAATAATACAACAATTAGAATCGAACAATGATCATCCCCGTCAAATGCTTTACATGCGGCAACGTCATCGCCAACAAATACGAACACTATCTCAGTAAAGTGCGGGAAAAAAAGATGGCTCGTGGCATGGATACCGAAAAAGTGATTTATTTGACCAAAGAGTTCATCAACAAAACGCCCGAGGGAGAAGTCATGGACGAACTTAAGCTGAAGAAAATGTGTTGCCGTCGTCACTTCTTGACGCACGTGGACATTGAATGAATGGATGGTTCATTGCAGTTTGTCTTCGTCTAGTGCATCATTCAATCCGGATTCATTCACCCCCGATTCATTCAACCCCAAATCGTTCAAACTAGATTGTTTTTGTTTTTGACGAATTGGATGCGGCATGCGATTGTTTTGCAGATCGTCTTCTATGATGGATAAACAAATGCTCGCAGTCGTGTATCTGAATGCACCCGGAATGACGCCATTTGCGCATGCTGCAATGGATGCCAGCAACAGTTTAGCCGAAACAATGACAGAGTGCATGAAATGATGTGCAAATGATATCGTTCCTCCATAAACATTTGACCCAAAATGTTTGAATTTGGATTTGGTCATTGCGTTTGCTTCTTGGTTGGTATAAGGCAGCATATGATGGATGGGATGGGATGGGATGGGATGGGATGGGATGGGATGGATGGATGAATGGATCAATTTTGTTGATGTATGGGTTTATGTTTATATGTTTTTACAATGCACAAAATATTTATAATATGATTTCATATTATATATAAACATCCACTCAAACATGAAAACACGGCGCAACACCAATAGACGCAGCAGCAACCGCAGCAGCAACCGCAGCAAGAAGGGCGGGTTTGGAGGGTGGCCTCGAACCACGGCAGTCGGTCCTGCTTGGGACGGCCAAAACGGGGGCAACCACTTCAAGTTTGGCTCAAATGGCGTGGTGGTGGGCGGCATTTCACCCGCCGTTACCGGAAATTGGGGACCCGGAATGCATCAAATCAATCGGCTGGTTCCTCATTTAAGCCAAAAATCATTAAGCATGGGTGGCGGCTCCAAACGCAGTCGCAGCACCAAACGCAGTAATAAAAAGGGCAGGTCCAGGCGCGGTGGTCTGACTTTCGGAGGATTGCCAGACAACATTAAAATTGGATGGGACGGTGCAAAAAACGCATTGCAAAATGGATATCGCGGATTCATGGGGGTGAAACCACTTGAACCGTCAATTCCGTGGCATCAAACGGCGCTTAGTTCATCCAAAATGCCAAACACGCACGCTCCAAAGCCGTACGTCATTAACGCGGTTAAAAACATCTCATAAATACACATGATTTATATTTTTATTGCTTGCACAATCAAAATATATTATAGACACTGTGTATACCCCCCCCCCACCATTTAAACAAATGTCATTGTATCAAAACCTATGCGTTCCGGCAAAATTGTATATCACCCTTGCGATCATCTACGCGATTGGTGCATATTTCAGCATGCATGAGTTTTCAAATTTCATGCAAGTGAATCAATCTAAAATGCACTCTTCTCTGAGTTCATTGAATTTTAGCGTGAATAAATACAAAAACTCACTTACTTTCGCAAATGTGTTGTTCACCTTGTTTTGGACCTGGGTTTTGAACTGTCTCTGCTCTGCAGGATACACCAGCGTCTCTTGGTTTTTGGTCTTGTTTCCTTATTTGTTTTTGGTCATTGCGATTGCATTGGGAATATGGACAATCTTTAAACTGCACATCCTTTCGATCGGGGTTTAATTTGCAGCCCCCCATGACTCAATACACAATGTGCTCATCGACCCATTTTTTCAATTGCACGCACGTGGGTTCCATCATTTTATTCAGGCCTTCCGCGTATGCCTGATAATTGGATTCATTGTTCTGCATCAAAACGAGCGTGTTGTAAATGATGTGCTGCATTTCGGGGGTGTATATTTCAATTATTTTTATGAAAATGTCATCCACCGTGTTGTTTGCAGTCGTCGTTGCATCTTCGTCATCGTTCAACACCGGCTTCATTTTGTAGGGTTTAGACGAGTTTGTTGGCGGCGGCTGAATTGTCATGATGTCCGGCGACAGCTGGTCGTCAAGAATGTATCGATACATGGTAAGCGTGTGCAGGATGTGCGGTTTGTCCGTTTGTCCGTACGTTCGTATCAACTTGTTTATGCCCGTCTTTGCCAATTCGGTCAAAAGCACGTGCAGTCGGTGCTGAACCGTGCCATCGTCCTGCTTGCAATGCGCATAAAATTTTTTGAAGCGATGAAACACGTTGAACAAAAAGTACAGGTCTTCCTTGGTGTCGTTGTTGTACCATCGCAACACGGATTGCGAGTAAGCGGGCGGCTGCAGCGTCAATATGTTGTTTTGAATCGTGACTTTGGTTCCCACCGGATAAAACGAGAGAATTGCGATTTGAAGAATGGCTTGCAACGGTTCCAAAATGGTCTCAAATCTCTCCTTTTTTCGCCGGGAATAAATCGTTTTATACAATATTTGGAGCGTGGATTGCATGGTATTGGACTTTATGCTTTGTATTTCAGACTAGCACTTGTATAAGATTAAGGTTTATATTTATTTTTATGAAGTTCTTATTACTTTAAACTTCATAAATTTGTGCATTTATAACTTCATGCATTCATAAATTCGTAATTTGAATGTTTATAAATTATGTGCAATTTAAAACACGTCATCAAAATGAGCAACCCAAAAACAATTGTCGTCGCAGGAGGGGCCGGGTTCATTGGTTCCAATTTGTGCATCCACTTGATCAACCAAAGCGCCGATAATCATGTCATATGCGTGGACAACATGATCACCGGATATCGCGACAATGTAAGAGAGGTGTTGGATCATCCGCGTTTCCGATTCGTGAACCATGACGTGTGTTCAGAAATAACCAACTCGACATTGGGTCTGGACGCAGACGCGCGCATTGATGAATTTTACCATCTGGCATCAATTGCTTCACCCGAAAAATACAAGAAATACCCCATGGAAACATTGCTTACATCCATAAATGGAACCCAACGCATTTTAGAATGCTGCATTTCACACAAGTGCAAACTGCTGTTCACATCCACGAGTGAGGTGTACGGAGACCCACTCGTAAACCCGCAGCCAGAGGAATACTACGGCAATGTGAACACGGTCGGCGAACGGTCATGCTATGACGAGGGCAAACGTGTGGCAGAAACGCTCATATATGAGTCTCGCAAAAAGCACGGTCTTGATTTGAAAATCGCGCGCCTATTTAACACATACGGCCCCAAAATGGATTTGAATGATGGTCGAGTTGTCACCAATTTCATGCGCCAAATCCGAAACGGAAAGCCGGTTGAAATATATGGAGATGGCAGCCAAACCAGATCGTTTTGTTTTATAGATGACATGATTCGGGGGTTGGTTGCATTCATGGCGGCGGGACCAAACGTGCAGGGTCCAATGAATCTTGGCAATCCGCATTGCGAATTCACGATGAACGAACTGGTGTCGGTGTTCGAGTCCGCACTTTCCAAAACAATCGCCGTGGTGCATTTGCCCAAAACGCAGGATGACCCCATGTGCCGCAAGCCGGTCATCACCAAGGCAACCGAACTCATCGGGTTTTCTTGCAAAATTGGTCTGAATGAAGGCATCACCCGGCTGTGGTCCCATTTCAGTGCTTTAAAAAGATGTTATTTTGTTGAATGACTTTGTTGTACGGTATGCCATGTTTGTCGCACCAACTAATGCACTTTGCGACATTCTGCCGCTTCATTGATTCCAACTTTTCCATGTTTCCCTTGTTCAAAATTAAATGAATGGTGGAATTGATGGTTTCCATTTGTTGCTGTCCAATGATTGCGTTGCACTCCTCGATCTTGTTCAAAAAATACGAATCGTGTTCAATTGGAAGCACCGATGTCATTGCCGAATTTTGCGGAAACGCTTCCAATTGTTTAAACATGTCCGTCAAGTGCGGCAAGAGCGCATCCGATGTTTTCAGACGGAATTTTTTGCACACAATGTATCGTTCCGAATTGGCATGCCGACTGGTGCACGGTTTCGACACATACACCTCGTCGTACAGGTTGCACAGAACGTGCATGATGTCAATGGTGGGCTTGGTGAACGTGTCAAACACTTTGAGAATGAAATGCCCTCCCGGCTTTTGCAATGCCAGTGCAAACCCCATCTCCGCGACCAGCAAACGGGCAACCATTGTTTCCTGGTTATTGAAATCACATGAAAAATCAAACCCGCCATCCGCGGTTATCAATTCACACATGTTTTTGTATTTGGACACGCAGTGCTCAAAGTTGGCCAATGAAATGATGTTTCCCGTTCCGTCTGCGCCCGTCTCGATGCACACCCGGTTTCGATGCATTTCCAAAAACCCCTTGCTTTTTTTCCACCCAGGACAAGACGCATCTTGATTCAAAAGGGTCATGCCGCAATGCACGTCGCCTTGGGCGTGAGTTTGACTCTCACAGGACCGTATGTGAACGAGTGCCTCTATGAAGCCGCCCGGGCCCTCTGCCAAATGAAACGATTTCATCTGGGGCGAAAATTCAGACGCAGTGAAAAATGTCGCATGCAATTCAATCATCTTGTAAAAGGAACGCGACAGAGGCCGCAATTTGCTGACCGTGCACGTTTTGCAATTGGGCATTGCCGTGTGAATGAACTCAAATGGGTTCGTGTATTTTTTAACCGAATCCCACGCTTCTTCGCCGCACTCTTCGATTTGTTCTTTCACGGCGCAGAGGTTCATGTTGAGCGTGTGTGAAATCAACACCGAACATGCGTTTTCCGGTGATGACTTGATTTCAAATAAGCCGGACTCGGATGCGGTGGTCAAATTATGCAACTTAGGTAATTCAAAATAATATGACATGAAATACAGCAGTGTAATGATTATACCATTACAATGCATATGGTTTATGTTGTTTTGATCGATTTATTTTAATCCAATCCAATCCAATCCAATCCAATCCAATCCAATCCGAATCAATCATCACAATATTCATATGCTTCTTCGCTCAATTCAGATGACGTGTCAACCAAGACTTCTTCCCTGGGTTGTTTTTTTTCACGCTTCTTGGAAGCCTTGGGTTTTGCATGGCTGTGCTTGGGCGCCGGACACTCGTCGTCGTTTCCATCCGCGTCGGGTTCTTCCTCCGATTCATACTCGTCCGTGTCCGCGGTGTCGTCCTCATCATCGGTTTCGTCCTCCTCCGTTTCTTCATCGTCGCTGCTGTTGTCCACCACAAACCCGTCCTTCAAATATCCGTCCTTGGTTTTTATGTGGGCAGGAATGGCGTCCATTTCATCTTCCTCGTTTTCGTCTTCATCTTCGCACGTCATCAATGAATCGAACCCGCCAAATAAAAAATTATACATTTTGTCCCATTTTTCGAGCGTGAGAGGAATGACACAATGTTGGGCGGTCATGTCCCTGGCAATCAAGGCGCACGATCCAAAAAACAGAATGGTGTCGACCGGTGGCGGGAATTCGTACTTGTTTTCTTGCCCCGCATTTCCGTCTTCGCGAGCCCACAACTCCACCATAAATCGTTCATCTGTTCCAGAACCAGAACCAGAACCAGAACCAGAATAAGCCCATTCTGCTCTAACTTCAAACCCCGAAGCTGTTTTAAATTTGCATTTTTTTGCCAATTCTAGCGGAGTGTACGCATGGATGCTTGACTGCCGCAAATCGCCGTTGCGTTCGACAATGACAATTGGAATGGGCACTGTGGGCGGCATGATCAACTGTAGGAATGTGTGTCTGTTGGCTGATTGATTGCAATATCTTTGTGCATGGGTTTAAATCATTTATTTTCTATATTTTATCCGCTCATGCATGTTTGGGATACGTTGTAAATCTGCAAAAACTTTGTAAGCATAACTTAATCCAATTGTCCAAAATCTCTCAACATAAATCACCATGAATGCGTTTTGGGTTGTTCAATCGACGATTGTTTCCTTTGTCATCATTTTTGTCCTCCACAATTTGTACTCTTTTTTCAAAGAAACGCTGACTGTTCCTAAAATGAAAGACCTCGTGAAGCGTCCTCAACAAAAATATGACACGTTGTTTAGAGAACTGCGCAGCATGCAAACTCCCGAAACCGGGGGCAACAATGCGCCCGATTCATCCGCCGACGCGATGAAGAACGAATTGAAGCGGTATTTAATGGAATTGAACGCACCCGCGCCGGAACCAGAACCGCAACAACAACCATCTAGAGCCAATTCAAATTTCATAGAGTTTGGTTCCGTTTATCAATGAACCGAACCGAACCGAACCAATCAATGCATGCATGCAATGAATGATAGTGAAATCATATTAAAGCGCCAACGACATGACAATGTATCTTGCAACCATGCATTTGTATCACGCGGATGCGAAAGAACGGCTCGCCAATGCATGTCATGTTTTTTATGAAAACAGCGTTCATAAGAAATTTTTGGCAGACATTTACGCTGTCATTCCGAAAGGCAAAAAGTGTGTCGTTTGGTTCACCAACAAGCAGGTGTGGATGTTTCAAATTGCAAAGCGTCCTTACGAGCCCAAACACCCCCCGCTTCCACACAATCCACACAATCCACACAATCCACACAATCCAGCAGCCAAACATTTTCAACCGGTGTCGTTTGACGCAGTGCGGATGCTGAATGTGCCGTGCACCAATGAAGCATGGCATCAGGGGGTGGGCACGATATTGTATGGAACCCACTTGGTTGACAAGAAACGTTTTAGCGTGGAGAACGTGCCCTATTTATGCGGCATAAAACAAGAGGATGATGGAAGCCTGAACCGTTTCCTTCGTTTTTTCGAGTCGCTGAAAAAAGGCAACATGGCATCGTCATTGCCGTTTCAGTTTTTCATGCCAATCATGCACGCCTCATTTGCAGATGCATTCAATGATGCCGCCAGCATAAAATCGTACGAGGTGTATTCCATTCAGCACCGATTTTTGAAACGGGATTGCACTGAATACAAAAATTTGTTGTTTCATTTGGCGCAACCAGAGACACAACCACAACAACCACAACAACCACAATCCCACGCCCCATCCCAAATCCAACCCGCAAATGTCAAATTGGCATTTTTCCCAAAACAGGCGCATTCACAACCACCCAATGACCCCGTGAGAAAGCCGCAACTTCGCACATTTTATGTTAAAGCCGACGTTCAAAATGACATATACCACGTCTTGCACAAAATCGATGAACCCATCACGCAAAACACCATGATTGCGCACATACCCAATTACAAAACCAGCGTCATGATGAACTCCATCTTTCGAAACATTAAAGAGAATCGAAATCTGGATGCATTGGAAGAGAGCGACGATGAAGACGAACTTGCAGAGTCGGGCAACCCGGGCAAATGCAGCTTGGTGGATTTGAACAAGTGTGTGAAAATGGACTGCACATTCAATGCCCGGTTCAAACGGTGGCATCCCGTTGCCATTGCTGTTGCATGAACCGACAACTTGAATGCGTGCATCATTTCATTTCGGTCATCTTGATCACGGATTCAGTCCAGCGGTTGGTCTCAAGCGTGCCTTTGATCCGCCGATTGAATTCTGGAAACTCGATGTTTATTTTCTGCGGCTCCCCGTTTGCAATGTAGTCCTTGATTTGCAGCATGAGCGCCCGAACTGCAGCGAATTTGCACGCATGCAACTTCAGTTCGGACAACTTTTCAAGAATGGGCCGCACTTGTGCTTGCCGCTCCGCCTTTGTTCGGTCCGACACATTTGGCTCAGGACAAGGTTCCATGTTTCAAATATTATATAAGTCAATTGTATAATATTTAATTACTAATCAATCATAAATCACAATGTCAAATATGGGTTCTGATTTGGGTTTATGCAAATACCGGAATGCACTGGGCGTTCCTGGCAAGGGCGCGCATTCCATTCGCCTGGGCGGCGTCGCAATCGTGGATGTCATCATGACGCTGATTGGCGCCTACATCATTGCCCGCATTGCGCGCGCTTCGTTCGCATGGACCGCCGCCGGTTTCTTCTTGCTGGGAATCATCCTGCACCGCCTGTTCTGCGTGCGCACCACCATTGACAAACTCTTATTCCCGCATGTCAAACGGGTTCGATTTACGGAATGACGCAATCCCACGTTTATGATTTAACATGTGATTTTCTCTCGTTTCATGCATTGTCAGAAGGGCAAATGATGCAACCAAACCATGCACAATTGCAAACACCATCAGATCATTCAATGATTTTACCTTATCAGAATCATTGAAACGAGAGAAAATGACACATTAAAAATAAATCAAGCAAACCACACAATGCAATCGAAGTGCTCATCGATATCCCGCGGCGGTCACGGGATTCGGCTGAGATGCGCTCCGATTCTCCGTTGGTGAATAAAAACACACGGTGTGATTGCCGGGCTTGCTGCCATAATACAGTTTGCAGTTGGGCACTTGGTAATTGTTTTTCACGAAGTAGGACGGGTTGTATTCGTAGCTGTATTTTCCGGCATTCGCCCCTTCTGCTCCAAACGCGCTGTAAAACGAGTTGCCGTTCAAATTCACGGTGTTCACGCGCAGGCTCAGTGTGCGCGTGCTGCTGCTGACGCCCCCCTGTTTCGCAAACGGCACGTTGCTGGGCTTGTAAATGGTGGTCCCCTGGCATTTATTGGGCAACTTGTTTTCGTTTGCGCTGCACGAAGGGTACAAGCAGCTGCCCGTCAACCGGGTTTGCGGACCGAAACACTCGTTGTCGGGCCACAGCGGCGCGCCGTCGGGGGAAAAGTATTTGACATCCGGCACCGGATTGGTGGAGAGCTTCTGTTCGTAGCGCTTGCATCGCGACTGCAGATACGCCCGGGTGTCGCCGTAATACGCCTTGCTCATCAGCGTGACCGCGGATTTAATGACATTGTTTGCCGGACAGACGCCAATGTATTTCGTGTTATACAAACCGGTCTGGATCTGGTAGCTGTTTGGATCCGCCGGGTTGCCCACTTGCACGTAGCCATTGTTTTCCACCTTGTCGCACGGTTCGCATTTTTGAGACGGGATTTTCATCAACTTTTGATCCAGCTTTGCGGTTGAATCCGCCGACGCGTCGCCACAATCGCAGGACACGCCGTTGCCCGACTTGGTGGTTCCACCCGGCGTGTCAATGACAATGGAAACCGAGTTCACACTGCGACCGCTGCCGGGGGTTGGCTGCAGCTTGCGACGCCAATGCTTCATGGGACGAGCCTTTAGTGCAGGACCGCTGTAGTTGCGCGCGGCTTCATCCCGGTCGGCGCCAGGCTGAATGTTTAACATTGCGCCGTTCTCGTTTGGCCGACTAAATCCGGGAACCACTTGATTCGTGGTGGTCTGATTCGTGGCAACATTCGACGGTTTGGTGGGATAATGCACCCGTTTGGTTGTTATTAGACTGTTTGAATGGCGCCATCCAATGCCATCCGATATTGTTGCATGCCCGGTTGATGTCATGCTTGTATATTCTTAATGATAAACAACAACAATAACAAATAAATAATATTCAATATATATTAAGTTGAAGATATTATTTATTGCAGTTTGACACTCATGATTTTGTGCAGTATTCTCATCGTGTTTTTCTCATGGCTGTTGCTACATGCTTTGTTTTATTCTAAATCTTATAGCGTCATTGAAGGTTTAGACCCTTCTGCTTCGCCTTCGCCTTCGCCTTCGCCTTCGCCCAAATCAACCCAAGCTCAAATTGATGAAAACACGGCTGCAATCGCACTGTTGAAAACACAAATTGCATCTCTCATCGCCACTGCAACTCAACTAAATGCAACCATGCTTCAGAATGAGACAGGCATCAAGAACAACACAGACATGATTCAAAAGGTGGTGCAGTCTCAGAATGCCACCAATGCAAAACTGGCCAGCATGAAGAAAGCACAATGATAAACACGTACGTTTCATCCATGACAAAATAATGTATTGATATTATATTGAATTAATACATCAAATATCGTTAAACGCAGTGCATGAAACCGTCTCCGCTGCATTCCGTGCTGTTCTTTCTTCCGGATGAGCTTTCCGACACGGCCATTTACAACATCGTCATTGGCATCCTCTGCATTTTTCTAGCATTTTCTCTCGTTGCCCTTTATCGAAGACTCAAATACGGTTCATCCTTTTCATTTTTGGAAGGCATGACTGATCCGGTCCCTGTGAATCCCGACCTGGATCCGGAAGTGGTCAAAATCCAGTCTCAAACCGCGACACTTCAAACCACGTATGACAAATTGACGGATGCAGCGAATGATCAAAAAAACCGCACCAACGCCAATTCGCAGATGCTCATGAAAATCATGAACGATGTGCCCAATCAAACCAACAATTTGACTCATGCCAATCTCAACACGGACGACCCTTCCAAAACAAATATTCCCAGCATCGACATGTCTTAAATTAAGCCAATCGTTGTCCGAAACACGCGGAACACTCCAATTCCAAACAAAAACCCGAACAGAACCTGGATGAACGTGTGGCGCTTATAAAAAATACGCGTGTGCATCAAAAACGCGGCAATCACCAAGGCTGCAACGGTTCCAGCCGGGTGCCATGCCCGCCACGGCAGAAACTGGTGCGCAAATGCCAAAAAGTATCCAACCGATTGCGCGTGTCCCGATGGAAATCCATAAGCGGTGTTGTTCTTGTGCTCGGGCCAAACGGCAGCAATTGCGTGATCCAATGGGCCGGCGGAATGATGCGGCACGGGTCGATTCCCAGCATCCCCGACAAGGCCCCGAAAGAGTTGTTTCAAAACGCCATTGATGAACGAATTGCCAATGTATCCAATGAATGCATATGCATAAGAAATGTGATACGCATGACACAGTAATAATAAAACAAAGAATAACACTTGCGGATACGAGCTAATGCATTTTTCATAGGTTGAGCTCATTTTTTTAATGTATATGTAATATAATATATATCATATACATTTAGTCATATAATAATTGCAATAACGACGAGACAACCATGTCAAATCTCTTTCAGGACGTCTTGGGAGATTTAGACAATGTGGAACAAGAGCTGCTTGGTCCGGACTATCAGTATTTCAAACAAATCAAAACGCCCGGAGAACTGGGGGTGTCCAGCAGCGGAGGTCTAGACACGTTGGCGGCCGACATCAGCGCACTTATTGCATATGTCGAGTTGCTAGTGTCCGGCAGCGGCGACGCATCTGCAACCGGAAATCCACTTGGAAACAAGTTTTTTCTGAAAACCGGCGCCAAATGCAAAGTCGTCAGCAGTGATTCTACGAACGGAAGCGTGGTGGATCGATATGTGTATGTGAACAACGTGCCGGATGGCAACATTCCGTTCATTTCATCCGGACTGGGAGGCGTGCAATTCACCGAGTTCGAAGGGCTGATTCCAGGAACCATGTCGGATGCCGCTGCAATTAATCCATTTTCACTATTGCAATCATTTCAACTGGGGTCCACGCCCGACTGCCAAAGCGTGACGCTGGAAACCATTGATGCCAACAATGCCGTTTCTTCGGCGACCAACTACGTGGCAACCGCGGATATCAAAAACATGCCGGCCGCATGGTTTCCCAATAAGACGAATCCAATCACGGGAGGCACCGAACGAGAGGCGTTCACGCAGCGTCGCAAAAATAAAAACTGCACGAGGCAACTTGGAAGCATCCCGAGTGGCACACTCTCCAGCTTGTATTACACCTCAATCGGGTTGCTGTGTCTTGTGCTGCTGTATTCTCTCATAAAACGCGCGCGAAAGTGATGCGACACTTTTATTAGTGTTTTTTATTAGTGTTTCTTTTTGGTGGCCTTCTTGTTGGCCTTGGACCTCTTGTTCTTGATGTGCCTTTTGGATTTTCCGCCAAACCACGTGCTTGGGCGAAAAATGCTTACATTTGAGTTTGAAAACAAACCACCTTGATTGGTTTGCTGGGTTTGCTGGGTTT